CATCATTTACATTGGTTACTGTCAGATATAATGTGGCAACTGCGCTTGCTCCATAATTATCGTACCCAATAATACCAATTCCATGTGTTCCTACATGTTCATTCAGCGGAGATGCTGAAAATTCTCTCGTAGTAGAATCAAATGTCATCCAGGATGGAAGAGGAGTACCATCAATTAATGCCATCTCATAAGTAACTATAAAATCACCAATATCAGGATCTTTGAAAGTTGCATCAGAAATAATAAAACTAATAGTACTATCTTCTTCCATTGACTGATTAATCGGAACGTCGGGGGAATCTGGAACATCATTGGTATTAATAACTGTTAAATTAAATTTATTAGTTACGTTGGCAAGACTACTATCAGTCGCAACTATCTTAATTGCAAGAATTCCTACATCATCGTTTCTCGGAGTACCAGAAAATGTTCTAGTATTTGCATTAAATGATAACCAAGACGGCAAAGATTGGCCGGTTGATCTGGTAGCAGTGTATGTAATAATATCATCAGGATTTGCATCAGTAAATACATTATCTGCAAATTGAAATGTAAAGGCTGCATCTTCATATATTGATATGTCAGCAATTGGATTAGAAACAATCGGACGAATATTGCCATCTACTGGAACTTCTAATAATCCCAACCGCCATCTGTTATATTCTGATTCGTATATATAGTCATAACGTTCAGTAATTTGTTGAGTGGCATTTTCCACTTCTCTTGTATAATCATTTTTTGACATTACTCGGTCTCTAGTCTTTCAAGTTTCCATTTATTAGATGCTGCATAATAAATATAAACATATGAACGCAGGGTTATTTTAGTACCATCCGGCACGTTTTTTGGAAAATTTGCCATTACTTAACTTCCTTCCAAATTGAATATTCATTCGAAATATCTTTTATTAAATGTTCAATTTTAACGTTTAAAGATATTATTTCTTCCTTTGCTGTATAAGTATTACCCATAACTGTTTCGGCTCTATTAAAATTATCAATATCACCTGGTTCAATTTTACCGTCTATTATATTTATAAATTTTACCCATTCATAATTATTTCTAAACTTATTACATTCAGACAAGGAACCCTGTTTAACTTTCATGCCATTTATTACAACTCTATATGTATCAGTTTCTACTATTTCTATACCTAATTTAATTGCAGTTTCATCTGAATTTAAACGTCTGCCAATTTTAACCCAATTTTTCTTATCTTGTTCAGATAAATTTGGATCCTCTACAATTTTTTTAATTATTTTCTTGAATGTATATCCTTTACCGTAACATTCATTTTGCAAATATACGATTGCTTCTTCGCACACATAATCATAATCTCGTAACTTTGCAATTACTTTATCTACATTCATTATGTGTATCCTCCATATATAGTACCTTCATCCAGTACTGTTGAAGTTCTACCATTCCAATTAATTGCAAGGCCCGCAGCGCCGCCAACACGATATGTATTTGTGCCAATACCACCGGCACCACCAGGTGCTCCCCAGCCACCGCCACCGCCGGCCCACCAGTAGCCGCCAGTAGAGTTGCCACCTGCATTACCACCAGAACCACCTGCTCCAGCTTCCCCTCGTATAGTACCTATGCCACCCACACCGGGTATTATTCGACCGCCACCGCCACCAGCACCACTAGGATCATTACTCTTTGATCCAGTGTCAGCGCACCCGCCTCCTCCGCCGCCAGCGCCACCGCCGTAGCCAAGTCTGTCCGAGAGACCTGTGCCATTAGTGCCTGCCCGATTTAAAGATCCGCCAATACCACCATAGTATGGGCCCTGTTCATCGCCGTAGAAGCCACCTGATCCACCGCCATGACCGCCCCCGGCGCCGCCACCACCTGATGTATAAGCAGAGCCGGCGCCTCCGCCGCCACCACCAGCTATAATTCCAGTGGAATAATTTTCTACTTGAACAAAGTCTGCCGTTATATTGACGGCATGACCACCAGGTTCGCCATGATGGCCAACACCGCCAGCGCCGCCTTTTCCTATAATGGTACCATAATTAAATAATATAGTATTTCCAACATCCATATTAATTGCGGCTCCGCCAGTATAATCTGACCATACCCAAAAATCTTCAGGTACCAATAATGCATCACCTTCAAATAAACCCAATGATGATGCGGTAACAGTGCCAAGTTTATTTTCTATATCATTAATAATATCATCTTTGTAATCAGATATATCAACCGTTTTACTAAGTCGATTTATTAACCAAATATTTTTTTCAGCATTATACTTATACAAACTGTCATTTGTTCGTACAGTGGTTTGATCTGCTACACCATTTATAAATTTATTTTTTGTCATGTCGTGTGAGCCTTACGATTTTCATTTCATAATTATTACTTTTTTTTAAGTTCTTCAATTTCTGCTTTCAATTCCTTGATTGCTTCAATTAGAAGCGGTACCATTTTTTCATATTGTACAGTTTTATAGTCAGTTTCACCATTTAAACTAATAGGGGCAGTTTTAACCACTTCTGGAAGTATCGCTTCTACTTCCTGTGCACTAACGCCTACTTGTCTTTCATCTGTGTTATATCCAAATTCAGCCGCTATATCATTTCCTTTATAGTAATATCCGTTAATTTTATCTAATTTGTCCAATGCACCATCTATTTTGCCGTCAAAATCTTTCAATCTTTCATCAGAGTAGAATGCAGTTATATCACCAGTTGCAGCAATATTACCATTAACATGTAATTTTTCAACTGCAGGATCAATTCCAATTCCAAGATTTCCTGTTATTGTCATAGAAGTTGCGACTGTTGATGTAATATATTCTGCATCGTTTGTTAGTTCACTTACATTCGTTGGAATAGTTGGTTTTCCAGAAAGACTTGAGTATGCTCCGTTGAACGCATCAGTGATACCATATCCAGCAATAGTTGTTGGTTTATTTGCCAATGAATCAAATGTAGCAACACCACCTGAGCCACCTGCTTCGATCCACGTGTCGCCAACTTGATTATATATAAATGTACCGCCGCCAACAGTATCTTGCCATAAAAGTCCGTCATATAAATCAACTGGCATTGTATCTGATATCACAACACCAGCGGATGTTCTTCTCCAATATCCAGCATCTTCATCCCACGTAAATGTAGTATCGGTTGTTATATTATAATATGTATCGCCATTTTGTAATGCTTCACCATTATCTCTAATAACAGGTTCAAAATCTTTGGGTAATATTCTTGAATAATCTCTTATTATCATTGGATGCTCTTCTGCTATCCATCTATCATTCACAGTATCGTATGTATATTCATATCCATATTTTTGATGTTTTGCATTTTGTGCAGCATTTTTTGGAAAATTCATTGAATTATTAGTCATGATTATATCCTTGTTATCCTTGTTACTAGCGGCATATTATCAACATGTTGATTATCCGTTAAATTAATTTATATTATTCTGGTTTGATGGGCCACACAATATTATATGGAAAGCCATTCTGCTGTGGTACATTAAGCAAATCCGTGCGGTACTGTGACCACGCATTTTGCTGCTCAGTTGTCATATCAGCCCAGCGTAAAGCATTAGACGCGATAGGATCAACTACTCCGGTTAAAATACTGTCACGCTCTGCACGAACCTGTGCAGCCGCGGCTGCATCTATCTCTGCCTGAGTAGGCGGAACATATGCTGCGAAGTCTGTGCCGATCAGCGCCATGACTGCATCATTGTCGATGGTAGTGTCGGTGTCAGCAGGGTCAAGAGTATATGGTATCCAGCCAAACTTAGGGTGGTTAATCTCTACGTCCATGCGCAAATTGTCAGACTGTAGTGATGCCGCATTACGGACTTGTGTTATTGTTACAGTCATTATGAAATCCTCTGCCAAACCGTTGGGGTATCACTGGCAACAGAATATCCCATCATCTGCCAAGTGCCGGAAGGGGTTCCGTTCTGCTGCCTTGAAGTATTGGTCCACCTTAAATTTGAGCCTGCAATTGTATCTCCGGGGAAGTATTCGCCATAGTTTAATGCCGTCACTAAAAGCCCATAAGTCCCAACAGCACCAGCGGTTGTACTACCACCCGCCCCACTTGCAATATTTACAAGGTTCCTACTGTCATCAATAACCGTAGTACCATTAACTTTAATCGCCATCTTCGTGTTCCTCCACTATTATCTGTTAAGTTGTGCTTTAAGCTCGTCAATCTGAGCCTGTTGTTCCTTAATGGCTTCAATCAAGAGAGCCACCATATTTCCGTATTTAACTGACTTGATGCCTTGGTCATTTGTGCTGACTACATCCGGCAGTACATCTTCCACTTCCTGAGCGATTACGCCGACCTCTGAGTTGCCATTCTCGATCCAATCGAATGAGACACCACGCAGAGACTTAACGGCATCCAGAGAGCCTGTGAGCGTCTCTACGTTGGTCTTGAGTGTGGCGTCTGAGGTGGTGTTGAAGTTGGCTGCGTTGACTGTGCCGCTGAAGTAGCCGTCTTTGAAGCGACCGCCACTGTCTCCTAAGTCTATAACAGCATCGGTTCTTACATCATTTTTTACAGGACGAATTACATCGTTGTTTTGGAAAGATAGGCCGCTGACCTTACCTATATGTAGATTAGTCCCAACTGTAGAAATACTCCCCACAGTGGCGCCGTTAGAAGCAAACCTTTGTAGTTCACTGCCTGATTGACGGTTGATATAAAGGGGCAGCGTGTCGTTTACAGTAACATAAACATGACCATCTTGTGCCGCTTCAAAGCCAACAGTTCCGCTGTCTGTGGCAGTCTTACCCACCAGCAAGTTACCGCTGGTATCCAGCCTCATATGTTCTGATACACCTTGACCAAAACTTAGGTAAGAGCCTGACCCAGCATTTCCAGTATCATATCCTTCAATGTATTGCTGACCAGAGTTACCAATATTTATGCGACCCCTGCCAGAGTTTCCGCTATAGTCATCAAGAGTAACTAAACCAGACACTCCCAGCCCATCGCTGGTCAAAGTACCCGTGATGTCTACGCCTGTGGCGGTGGTATCTATATTAGGTCCCATACTATTTAACCATGTGGCTCCATCCCAGACATATAAGCCTTGGTCAGGAGCAGAGATATCATACCATGCGTCTCCCAAATCTGGGGTTGATGGAGCAGAAGTGGAAACAATTGCACCGATACCTTGTATACCCTGTTCACCTTGTATTCCTTGAATACCTTGGATACCTTGAGGTCCTTGATCACCGGTATCGCCCTTTGGTCCTTGTATGCCCTGTTCACCTTGTAATGAATCTAACCATTCAGTTACTGTTCCATTAAATCCTTCTGCAATTGCAACTTGATAAGCACTTAATCCGTCTGGACCAACGATTCCAGGTGATAAGTCTATCCAGGCTTCCACTGGTCCAGCATATACATACGCTCTGCCAGTGTTCAAAGTATCAAACCATATATCTCCTTCTTTTGGAGCAGGCGATGTCGGAGCATTATCAGAAAGAGTAACAGCAGCACCAACATATGTTAACAGTCCAGTTGATGGATCCCATTCTAATTCCGAACTGTCTGCGCCAATAGCGATAGAGTCTCTTGCCCGCTGCGTAGTAAAGTAAAGATTATTTGTGCCCTCAGTTAAGTCATTAGTTGTGTAAGGTATAGGACGATAGTTTGATTCATCGTTTGTGAATTCCCATATATCACTAGTTTCGTTCCATCTAATCGCAGGAGTAAACAAAGATCCTCGATTTATCTCGATTCCAGAATTCTCAGATGGAATTGAACCAGTGTAGTTACTATTTAAAGTAATAATATTATCTGCCAATAATATAGTTTCTGTGTCCACAGTTGTAGTTGTACCATTTACAGTTAAATTGCCATTGATAGTTGTATTCTGTGCTACAGTAAGATCGCCCAACGTTATAGTATCACCAGTAAGATAATCAATTGTGAACTTATCTAAATTATCACCTATTAATATATCACCATTAACATCTATACGCATCCGATGTACTGCTTCAGTGAAAAAATCTAATTGATTATTGTCAGCGCCAGGCGATGTTTCTGAAATAATGTAAGTATTTTGGTCAACGTCTTTAACACCACCTAGACTTCCCCAATTATTTCCGTCATATCCTTCAAATGTTTGATCTCCAGTATTGTATCTAATTTGTCCTTGTGCAACTGCTATAGGAACTCCAACTTCTCCTGGTCTCTGTGCACTAGTACCAACTGGCAATCTCAACGCATTAGTACTAATTATACTAGTATAATCTTGGATAGTCGTAATTCCAGAAGAAACATCTACAGTAAATTTGCCTTGGCCTATATCAAATGTAGTGCTATCAAATGTAAAATTAACATCATCTTCTAATTCACCATTTATTCCAGCAATAACAATTCTATTGTCTGTTAAATCTTCGATGTTTGTACTTGCTGCGGTTAGTTGACCATCAATATCAGTACTACCTGCTATTTGCGTAGTGCCACTACTCTGTACTACAGTGAAGTTGCCTTGACCTATATCAAATGTAGTGCCATTAAATGTAAAATTAGCATCATCTTCTAATTCGCCATTTATTCCAGCAATAACAATTCTATTGTCTGTTAAATCTTCTACATTAGCAGATGCCATAGAAGATTGACCATCTACATCAAAGTCTCCCGATGTATGCATATTACCAGTCGCAACATCTACTGTAAAATTACCCTGGCCGATGTTAAATGTGCTTGCGTCCATAGTAAAGTTGGCATCATCTTCTAATTCGCCATTAACGCCAACAATAACAATTCTATTATCAGTTAAATCTTCTACATTAACACTTGCTAATGTTGATTGGCTGTCAACATCCAATGTTCCTAGTATTTGTGTATTTCCACTAGACTGCTGTACAGTAAAGCTACCTTGTCCTATATTAAATTCGGTTGCATCAAATGTAAAATTTGCATCATCTTCTATCTCGCCATCGACACCAACAATAACAATTCTATTATCAGTTAAATCTTCTACATTGACACTTGCCAATGTTGACTGTCCATCAACATGTAATGTGCCATTAATAAGAGTATCACCGGTTGCATGAAAATTTCGTACAACTAAATCAGTGCCACGTGTACTCCAACTATCGATAGTTTCATCCCAAACATAAAATACATTATCTTCATCGCCACGAAATATTTCAAATCCTACATCTTCTGTAGGAACACCGGTATGGTCATAATTCATACCTACGATAGGATCTGCTATGAATAAGTCAGTTGTATCAATTGTAGTTACTGTTCCGTTAACATCTAGATTACCTTGAATTACTACATCTCTATTAACTTTTAAATCTCTATTGATTTGCACATCTTCTTGTGCAATAACTCTTTCACCGCTCAAAAACAGTCTGTCGCCAAATTTAATTTGTTCTGCCATCTTTACTTCCTAATACAATGTTTTATATAATTGTATTTATCAGTTATATAATATATACATAATACAGACACCAAAAAACCCGGGAGAATTCTCCCGGGTTTAATTATTTTAGTCGTTTAAGTAAAACTTATACGAATGCTAGGTTTGATACAGCGATTTTTGAAACGTAATCTGCTGCGTTGCCTAGTGATGATGCTGTGTTTGTTAGCTCAACGTAACCGTAGCGTGTCATGAATGATACTACTGGCTCGAATGATGCTGGATCAACAACAACGCCTGATGACATTAGAGGTACATATGGGCAATAGAATGCTGCTGCATCGATTTCGCCTTGACCTTTGTAGCCTAGAAGTACTGGTGCATCGTCTGCTGCATATGTGTTTACATAGATACGCATTGTGCCATTTAGAGTACCAACGAATTTTGTATTTGTTGGTGCTTCGAATGTGCCTTCTGTTGTACGTGCAAATGCTGATGTAGTTGCTGACTGTAGCACTGTTAGTGCTGACGGTGAAACAACTGCCCAGTTTGCTGCACCGCGACGAGTGCGCTGTGCTACTAGGTTAGCCTGCTGGTTGATTAGCGTTGCTAGAACTGCATGCTTGTCACCTACGAATGTTGGTGTACCAGTGAATGTCTGTGACATGTCAAATGATGCGCCTTGTGTCGCTAGATTTTCTAGTGAACCTAGAACTTCTTGGTCGATTTCAGCAGTGATTTCCATAGCAAGTGCTGCCATGATTTCTGCTTCGATGTCTAGACCGTGCATTGCGTTTGCGTCTTGTGCCGCTTCGAATGTCCAACGTGCTGATAGTTTGCGTGTTTTTGCTTCTACTGTCTGCTTTAGGACTTGGATTGACATACGGTTACCCGCAGTACCTTCCATTGATGCTGTTGCTGCTGGTGCGCCATTTGCGTCACCTGAGTAGTTCTTAGCAATCTCAAATGGTGATAGAGCTTCCGCACCTGCTGTTACGCCTGCTGCTGTGTCTGAATAACGAACACGTAGCGTGTGGATTTGACCTACTGGACCTGTCATTGGCTGAACGCCGATGATTTCGTTTGCAATAACTGTTGGCATAACGCGACGGATAACTGGTAGGATCACTTTGTTTAGTGTCGCAATGTTACCTGACTGTGTTGCGCCTGCTGTTGCTGACTCGTTAAGAGCAACTTTTGTATTTTCTAGAACTGATGACATTACATCGCGTTTTGTTCCTTCTAGACCTTCTAGAAGTGCTTCACGTGTTGTATCCCAGTTGTTACCTTCAAAAAGATTTTCCATCTTTTTATCTCCTGTAATAAGTGTTTATAGTCCTGCTAATTTCTTTAGCACAACAATATTAGCATCGTCACTTGATGATCTGGATGTATCAACAGATACTTCGCGGTCACCAGTACGTTCTGTAACTTTGCTTTCAGTTAGGGTTGTTTTTGTTTCTGCATGCGCAGTAACATTTTCATTTAAAACTGCTGGTAGATATTTCTTAAAAGCAGCCTTTAATTTTGAAGTTTTTACTGATTCTAATAAATCAGACATTACTCTGCGTTTCTCGCCTGCTAGTGGTGATAATAGAGAATCCATCTCGGTTTTACGAGACATGCGATCTTCCATTACACGCTGCTTGCGTGATGCTTCAATAATAGCTGCTTCTTTATCAGCAATCATTTCTTCTAGTTCTGCAACTTTTTGCGCAGATTCGTTTAGTTTGCCGTTCATTTTTGCGACTTCAGTGCCTTCATTTAATTGCGAAGACATAAATTCACCTGCAAATGCTTCGAACAACTTGCGACCAAATTCATTTTCTTTGGCTGCTGTGATGTCCTCTTTAAGTGCAGTTAATTCTGAACGTAGAGCGTTAGAAATTGTACTTTCTACTAACTCTGCTGAACGTTTAACAAAAGACTCTTTTGTTTTCAAAAGTAGTTCTTTGCCTTCTGCTACCATACGTACTTTAGTTTCTACTAATTCACGTTTGTCATTATGGAACTCTGCAAGTTCACGTGCTAATTGTTTTGTAACGAATTGCTTAGTTTTATCTAAGTTCTCTGATACTTTCACACGGTCGTCACGTAGTTCTTTGACTTCGGTTGCAAGTTGAGAAGTAATGAATTTTTCAAGGATTTTAGCGTGTTCAGAAATTGCTTTCTTATACGCAACTCGTTCTGCGATTAGAGATTCGCGATCAGTTTTGAATTCTTCCATCTCAGCACGGATTGCTGTTTCCAACATATTATCCATAGCTTCAACGATAACACCTTTATCGTGTTCGAATTTTTGAGCGAACTCTTCACGCAACTCGGCTGTAATTTCCTCTCTTGCTTCATTTAGTTTTGCTTCCATAGCCTCTGTGATAGCAGCACCAGCCTCTTCGGATAGTGCGCCGGACTCTAGAAGGTTAGCAAGGATTTCGTTTGCCATTGTTGCTTCTCCTGTTAAAGTTTTAATTCACGAATGAATTTAACTATTTGTTCTGATAAGTGCTGTTGTGCAGCCTTATCACTGTGTGCATGTTGTGCAAGTTTCCAAGCTTGGTAACCGCCTTTCATGTTCATCAATCCCTCGTAGATTGCTTTCGGGTACGCATCAGGTGCACTCGGTTGCGCTACGATATCTACTGTGACAATTTCGAAGTTTTTCACATTTCCACTGTTATCAACTTCACCAGAACCTCTTGATGAGACACCTAATGTAGCGCCTGATTCGATTAATGTTCTAATGATGTTACCCATGGGTGTAGGAACAATTTTCAATTTGCCATAGCCGTTGGGACCATCCATCCACATGTTCTCAATCATATGAGATACACGGTCAACATTTACTGTTAACTCTGGCGGGTGGTCGCATTCTCCAAGAACTGGAAAGCCTTCAGAAATTTTCTTCTGGACACTTTCCACTGCTCTTGAGATTTCAGAAACTGGATAAACACGCTGGTTAGCATTTTTAACGCCGCCTTGGACGAAAATACCTTCCATGAACATACTCTTTTCACCATTTTCATTCTCAACGATACGTGATTGTACGCCCGCTTGATTATGAGATAGCGTTTCAATAAGTATTGTCATTGTATTTCTCCTGATCTCTGTGGATTACTTTGCAGGTTTCATTGCTGGTGCAGATTTATTACCTGACACATTAACGTTGCCTGTATTCATATCTTTTGCTGCTTCACCTGTGCCGCCTGATGTGTTACCATCATTTGTTTTTACTGGTGCTGCATTTGAATCATCGCCGGGACGCTTTGCGTTTGCATTGACTGTTGATGCTACATTATCGCCATCATCACCTTCTGATGCTGATACCGGTGTTACATATTCATTCAACTCTTCGTCGTCTGCTGACTCTTCTAAGTCTTCATCGTCTGATTCTTCTAGTTCTAGATCGATTGATTCGTCCATATCCATTTCATCTTCTGCATCATCTTCTGCATCATCTTCCATGTCCATTTCGTCTTCATCGTCGCCTGCCATAATTTTTTCAAATTCGGCTTCTAGTTCTGCTAATGCTGACTCTAAATCATCTACACGTGTTTCAACATCATCTTCAGAATCATCATCCATATCACCCATTTCTAGGTCATCTAATGCTTCATCATCTTCCATCTCGTCTTCGTCATAGAATTCTTCTGATTCAATTTCTGCAGCATCTGCTTCTAATTCTGCAGCATCATCATCATCATCTGATTCTAGTGAAAGTTCGCCTTCTTCTAGTTCTTCTTCTGACTCGTCTAGATCCTCAAGGTCTTCTTCTACAACTTCATCACTTTCGTTCAAAAGTTCCTCGTGGATTTGACGAGCGTTCTCTACGATAAAATCATGTAGTAGCTCTTCTGCTGCTGCACGTTCTTCGTTGATAAGAAGTTCTAGTACCTGTTCTAGTTTGCTTCTTGACATATTATGTCTCCTTATCTAAAGTTAAAGCCACGCCAAAATAATAGTGGCAAGGTTGTAGAAACACTCTTGTTTCAAAAGTATTTATAAGTAAATTTTTAATTGATTGGGAAATAGCAAAAAAACAGCTATTTTATCTGTTTTTTTAGTCGTAGAGATATTTAGTCCACTTAATATAGTTAAAACATACAATATAATTAAAATATTAAATATATTTTACATCTCAGTAGCAGATGAATCAGATGAACTACCATATTGTGTTTTTAACTGTTCACTCTTTAAACTTTTTTCATAATTACGATAATCACGTATTTTTCTAAGTTTGGATAAATGCCGCAAAGTTAAACGAACCTTTCTGGTATCGTCTAAACTTGCAACTACCGACTTATCTTCAGTAGGATCATAATTTTCTTTTAATTCTGAATATCTCATACTAGTATTTATACTTCCTGGTCAGTTTCTGCATTTTCTGAACCATCAATCACTGAACCATCTTCTGCATCGTCAGTATCAGTTTCATCAAAATCAAAATCACCACCACCAAAATCAGAATCCGATGGGGCAGAACCAATATCTTTCATGCCAAACGTTTCTTCATTTTTTGAAGAGATATCATTTTCTTCTCGCCACATTCTTTCATTTTCAAGTATTTCATCTTTTGATAAGCCTAAGAAACGTTCAAGCGCAAATCTTTTACTAATATAATCAGCACCTTCAATACTAGAAAATACATTCATTGCAACCGCATCAACTTCAGACTGACGGAACTTACCAAAATTTTGTGGATCATTGAATTTAATATCAAATAATGAACTTTCAACTTGAACTCCACGATGCTTTAAAAACATCTTAAATTCTCTGTCAAACTCATCAACAATTAATGATTGAATACGCTCACAAAACTTAGTAAATCTAAATTCTTCGATCATTGCAGTACCAACACGACCATCGTTGTAAATTCCACTATCCCCACCTTGACCAAGATATGACGTAGGTACACGCAATCCACGCATTAACTTATCATTGAAATATTTCAAATCATCAATCTGCCCTAAGTTCTCGCCACCAGGAAGAGTTTCAACTTTAGATCCACGTCCCTCTGCTGTTTGTGCAAAGAAATAGTCTTCCATTATCGATAAAGGATTATATGCGCTATCAGTTACTGTCTGTCCACCTCCAGTTTTGGATGGAATGCGTCTTTGATGAATTTCGCCTTTAATACGTTCTAAATGTGCACGGGCCTTATGTGTTGGCATAGATCCAACATCAATGTAAAATACACGGCGTTCTGGTGCACGTTGCACACGATAGATAAGAATAGCATCTTCTAATAATTCTTTTTGCTTATAAACTTTAAAGATAGGCTCTAAAATAGAGTTACCGAAAGGCCAGAAACCATCAACGCCCTCATTCAGTGAAATATGAATTACATGATTGGCATCCACGGGTGTGGATTTCTGTTCATTTGCAAACTTGGCACCTGCACCGCTATTATATCCCTGCATCGTGTTGCCATTCAATGATGGTGCTCCCATTGAACCTACACCATGATTTGTTAATTTACTTTGATCTGCTGTAACATTCATACTTTCAATATTGATATCCATATCTTTAATATAGTATGCTTCTATCTTCTTGCCTTTGCCTTCGTTTACAATTACTTTATCAACTTTTGCAGGATCAACCCAATATAATTTATATGTTTCCGGATCTCTGACAAACATTTGATCACCATATTTGATAGCATTTCGAAATATACGGAATATACGTTTGTTTAATTTATTAAGACTTACCCATTGTTTAAGTGTACGATTAATAACATCACTTTCACTTTCAGTAGGTTCACTACTAAAATTTATTTCAAAAGGAATATTATTCTGTTCATCTCTTAGTGTAGAAAATTCCGCAATAACATCAAGTGCAGCATTAACCTCACTATCTAAGTCCATTTGATCATATTGGCCATACCGCTGTACACGATTAGGCTGTCCTTGATAAACTTCAGGTAACCAACTACTATAACGTTTGTTGGAAGCTTCACTTCCGTTATCAGTGTTTGTACTCGGTGACCGCTGCGGTAAACCATCATACGTTTTAAAATATTTTTTCCAAGTTGCCATATTTAATTCCTATAAGTCTTATACTAACATATTATTTAACAAAAGTCAATATAATATTAATTTATTACGTTTTCATTATTTTAAAGCATTCGTTAATTCGTTGACACTAGTTATTAACTTATCAATTCCTGCATTATGTGCCTGTACCACATCACTATTCCAATAGTTGCCAGGTAAATATGAATCATCTTGCTTCTTTTCACCCAAAGCGTGTATAATTGCTCTTGCAAATTTTTCTGGATCGTCTGATATATCTAATTGTTTTTCCATTTCTTGCATCGCTTTAATAACATCTAGTGGATCAGTCAGTTGATCAGCCAGCGATCTTATTGCCTGTAAGCCCTCTAATTTCACTACATTATTTGTATCCCTGGCTGAAGGGGTCCCACCTTGACCAATTATAGTTTGATTCTTTAGTTCCAGGGCCCCTGAGACATCAGTGCTTTCTTCCGCAGCAAACCCCATGTTGGGATTTGTCAAGGTCAGATCTGCGAATTGTACTCCGCCAGCCGCTGTCATATTCACTACGGTACGAGCAGCTAATTCGAATTTTCTCACCTCACCCCGAGCCGAAGCTGTCCCAGCACCTAAATTTGCAACTTCGCGTGTTAATATTAATGATGATTGTACCAGCTGGTTCAATGAGCGACTTAAATCGGTTGCATTTAACACTAGTGTCTCATTTGCCTCTGATACAATCTTAGAATATCTTTCTGCTTCTCTATAATTAATTATCGCTTTATCTTCTTTAGATAACGGTACTTCGCCCTTGTCAGCATCCCCAACTGTCTGTCTCATTGCTGCAATCTGCGTAATGAGAGCCTGTATCATACCTTCATTTAAATTTACTAATCCTTTGTTGTCTCTTGCAAATTGTATTATCGCATCAAATTGTGGTCCCATGGTTGCATATAATGCATTTGCAGCTTCTGGTCCTTGTGTTCTGGCAGTCTCTGCCATTTGTGTTATAAGGGGTAAAAGTTTTTGACCAATTACGTCACCTTGTAACTGCTGCGCAACATCGGTCTGTAAAAAGTCCTGTGTACTACCTGCTGCCATGGCAGTTGCAATACCCGTACCCAATATAGTTCCCTCTCCGCCAAAACGGCCAACCATTGCTTCTACATTTTTTCGCATTTCAGGTTCCATTAGTGCCAGTTGCGATGCAAATTGATCTTGTTTTAACGTGTCAGCAATCATATTAGCAGCATCTTGTAGATTTATTTTCATAACATTTGAAGTGGAAACCACTGTGTCCATAAAATTATCCATGCCCATACGCATCTGATTATCTGACAATTTATCCAATTGCCCAATTGAACGTACAGATTCCATATATGATCCTGCAATTTCAGCAACCTCACTAAATTCCATACCAAATCGTCGCATCATGTCGGAATTACCTTCGCCTGATTTTGCCAAACGATTCGCAAACTCCATAGATGCCTTAACCCCAGTAATACCGACTGCTTGAGAAAATTGCCTTGTGAATTCTGCTGCTTCTCCAAAGGTAAAATTAGAACGTGATATAGTTTTTGATAATCCTATTAAACCCGCTCCTGCAGAATCCATACCTGCAAGTAGACCAGATTGTCTCATTTCTTGTGCCATGTCGTACCTAGATGTGGCACCTTCAATTGTTTTAGAATTTGCAGTATTAATAAAGCCCACAGCCGTTCCAATCGTAGCAGCCAAAGTTTTTATATCACCCCATAACCCACCAGCCTGGTGCGCAGAAGATTCTATGTTAGCACGTAAATTTGCTTCAGCAGTTGTCAATCCTAGCTTTTCATACTCTGCTATACGATTGGCAACATCTAATTGTTTTTTAGCAGTTCTATTTGTATCACTTAATATATTAGTTAGTGATGCAAGAAATCCAGTTTGTTTTGTAACAATACTTGCATTGGTTGCACTACCTTTTTTTACTGCATCCGCAGTTTCTTTTGTACTGATTACTAGATCGGCAAGTAAATTTGATGATTTAGTTTCGCCGGTTGACAGTTTAGATAATACAGTCATTATTTGTCTGTTAACTTGGACATTACTACTAAATCCAGAATTTAGAGCATTTAATACCTGCTGCTGTGTTGCTTCGTTGCTCCACTCTGGTACGCCAGCCCCCAAACCTGCAATATATACATCTTCTGCCATAAACTTTCTCTCTTTTTTAGTTATATTAGCATATAATAATAGTGTTAAATACTATTATAATAAATAAGTTATCAAGTGTATTTATCATCAGTAAAGGAAATACAATGAATCAAGAAAATCCATTAAATAAATATTTTAGAAAGCCAAAGATATATGTTACATTACCAACCGGTGGCAGATTTAATCCAGAATTAAAAACGACATTACTTGATGAAGTAGGGGTAAGTGCAATGTCTGCAATTGATGAAATTTCACTAAGAAATCCAGAATCACTACTTAATGGAGAAGCGATTAAAAGTGTTATCGAAAGTTGTGTGCCGACGGTTGGCGATCCTATGAAATTATGTAATATTGACATAGAAGCATTATTCTTGGCGATCCAATATGCTACGTATGGAAATGATCTAACACACGAACATACGTGCGAAAACTGTAAAGAAATAGCAGAATACAAAATAGACGTTAATGAAATACTCAATCGTTTTCCCGACATAGACTATATAGATCCAATTCTTTTTGAAGATGTGAATATTCACATTAGACCACCAACGTTAGAAAATGTAACACGTATGGCTCTAATAGAGTTAGAACAGAAAAAAATCATACAAAATTTGCAAAAAGTAGATGATGATACTTCAGACATGGATATTGCAAGTAAATTTTATACAAGTTTTAAAAAAATCGCAACATTCAATGTAGATATGCTTGCAAATGCCATTAGTAGAATCGAATCACCTGAGGCTGTAGTAACAGATACTATGATGATATCCGAGTTTCTACAAAATGTACCTACAACTGTAGTACATCAATTGAATCGTTCAATTGAAAAGATCGCTGAAAAACCCAAAGACATAAACAAAATGCAATTCAAATGCGAAGGTTGCGGTAATGTAGATGATATTTATATGGAGATTAATCCTATAAATTTTTTAGAAGCTGGCTAGTATCAGCAAGTCAGCAGGAAATTATAGAAAAATCAAAAAAATACGAAATAGAGCTTGACAAGTTTCATAAAGATATGTTAAAGTTAACATGGTATATGAGAGGGGGAGTAAGTATATCAGAATTATATGATATGGAAGCGACCCATATATCTCATATTACATCAATTGTTGAAAGCAATTTCGAACTTAGTAAACAAGCAGGAGTGCCAATACTATAAAAATTAAAAAATTTAACACTTGATATTGTGTTAAAAATAGTGTATACTCAATATTAATAACACAATGCTAATATAAATCTAATATAAATCTAATATAAATCTAATAATGGGAAATTATAATGACTAATATAAAGCATAGCATAGTGGAACTGTTGATTGGGTTGCCAATCCGGGATTGAATCTGCCAGTATTTAAAGATACTGTTGCCGTTGGACTAGTGGGGATGAATTCCTACAATCTTCTCGTTAACCACACATACAAGTATTCATAGTACACAACATCCTCAACTCTAAAGGTTTTGGATGACCAGTATTATGTGCATTTTGCACACGTGCATTTTGCACAAACCGATGATAGGCTATTATAGCACTATCGACTTCATAATTCAATTTTTAATGTGTATAAATTATGAGGTGCCGTTGATCCGAAAGGAGCAATATCGACTTATGGGGGAATCGTCAACCGACCCCGCTGTATCTGGCAGCTAGTTCGAACACATTAGGTACAAACGATGGACAGATATTATCTGTACAAAAATTTTTACAATTGTCCTGGCAACAGGGCAATTGTGGGCACTTCACAGGACAGAATATATTATAATTTATAATATTTTATTAATAATATTTAAATATTAATTATTTAAAAAAACAAATACTGAGTTAATTGAATGAGTGAAACGAATGAAATTAACGAAAGTATTAGGTCTTTAGACCTTTAAAGATAACTACATAACATATCTACTATAGTTCTACTATAGTTAAATAGATAGTAAAATAATTGTATAGAAATGGACAGACATGGATGGCAAGTAAAAGTAAAACAAAAGGAAGTAGTTATGAACGTGATGTAGCTAAATTTCTAAGTGAGATATATGGCGACAGTTTTGTACGTGTTCCTAATAGTGGTGCATATATAGGCGGTAGTAACTTCCATCGTGCACAACATCTAAGCGAAGGCCAAATACGTAGTTTTAAAGGAGATATTGTCCCACCAGATGATTGGAAGTATTTTAATTGTGAATGTAAAAATTATGCCGACTTTACATTTCATCATTTTTTTATGAATAAACATATACCAATCTTAGATGAATGGATCGGACAGTGTCTTGATGTTGCAGAAGATAACGATGTAAATATAATGTTCATTAAAATTACACGCAAAGGTCAATTTGTGTGCTATCCAGAACACATGTATCTAGCAGGATTTACAACAACTAATTATACGATATATGAAAGTGCAAAGCATGGCAAATGGATTTTTGCTGCGTGGGATCCATTTTGGATGAAGAATACAGATAAGATTAAAGAAGCATGTGTCAATGGATTTGACAAAAATTCTTTTTATTAACTTTCTAGATAAATCTTTAAAATATATAAACATGTCATAGTTAAAAATAAGCTTATCGATAGTGCAGGTAAGAATGCAATATTTTTAACCAAAAGTACAAACAACGGAAAGAATACTAAACTCACTAAGACGAATATAATTGTCTCTTTTGCTAATTGTGAGAATACAGCAATATCAACTTCCGAATAATACATAAAGAGTATACTAACTACACTAGTTAATGGTATACCTAGAATCAAAGCGCCCAACGTAGGATTTCCACGTTGAGCAACAGTGACTACACTGGCGATAATAATACCACCAATCATTGATTTAAGTATAAATTCCATTAGTCTTCTTTTGGGATTTTTCTTTTTGGTGGTTTTCTAAATTTATATTTCATATCTGCGGCATCAGTGCCTAAACCTTCAGGAATAGTTTCAATTTTTCCACCATTTTTCAAAAATTCTTTAAATGCAATTTCTGCATCATTACGATCTTTTGTTGACTTTTCGGTAGTTTGTCGTGTGATACTCATAAATTTTTCCTCTACTAGTTTTATTATATATTTATCATAGCATAATATATAAAAATTGTCAAATAAAAACCCAGTACTAATTAGTACTGGGTTTTATCTCTCTGTTACACAGAGAATGACATAAAAAGTAGTTGTAATGAGAGTTGAGAGGGTAACAATCTATCTTTTTATGTATGAGTTAAGTATATCATATACTTATTTGTATGTCAACTATCTTTTACATATTGTTTTTCTTTTCTTGAATTTCTGCTCTGCGAGATTTGGTTAGTTTACCAATTTCACCAAGTGCTTTTCTGGCACGTGCAGCCGCTGCTTTAACACCCTTTTCTTCGAATGCAGTATGTTCTTTTACATATACTTCAAGTTGCTCTAAAATTTGATCATGATTTGTCATTATTTTCTCCTATATGACTGTATCTAGTTCAACACCGGGTTCTAGTGTTTCTGTTTCTTGTGAAAATGTAGTGAACCCATTTTCTTTTACTACATTTAATACATCACTTACACGTCCTACAAGTTCATCTCGGTGTGATACCAAGAATAATGAACGTCCACTTTCTCTGACCATCTTTTTAAGAACAGCAAGTGACGCTTCAACACCATTGGTGTCCATTCCACTGTCGATAAGTTCATCAATGAATAATACATTGATAGTGCTATACAGTGATTCGAATATATCACGGAATGCCCAAGATAAACCTAGAATAAGTCTATTACGCTCTCCTCGTGATAAATTATCAAAATCTAAATCTCTACCTAATTCTGTAATCTCTACAGTTAGATCACTTTGGAACCGAACTTCGTGTGGAAGTCCTAACTTGTCCAAATATGTTTGTAGTCTTGTATTTAGAAAACTTAAATTTTGGTCGATAATCTTCTTACGAATGAAACTATCTTTATTTGTCAATAATTTTATAAGAAACTCTTGGTGTTCACGATATGAAACCAATGTGTTCATATTTGTATAGTCCAATTCTTCAAGTGCACTATCTCTCATTTCATTGATTTGATCTTCGTATGGATCTTCCATAAGTTTCTTTTGTTCAATTTGTTCTTCTAGTAATCTAACTGAGTTTTGATGTTCATATGCATCATTTACTGTTTTATAGAATACTACAGGCTTAGTACCAAGTTCTCCAATGCTTGCAATAACAGATTCGTGTTCCTGTAGTTGTGTATTATTGGCAAGCAATTGCATAGTGGCTTCTTGCTTTTGTTCTTCTTTTGATGCAAGAATGCTTTCTTGTTTGTCATCGTGCATTTCTTGACCACAAGCATAACAAGTATGTTCTTTTAGTAACTTGATTTCGTTTTTTAGTTTAGCAATAACTTTTTCTTGCTTTGCATCATCTGTATTAATACTTGTAATCCAACGTTTAGATTCATCTAAACGAGTTTTCTTTTCATTGTATTCCAAAGTTAGCGTATGATTTTTAATCTCTTCGTCAATATTAATATGTGATAGTGAATTTAATCCACTTTCAAGATCACTAATTTCGCTTTTATGCTTTTCTGTCCATACTCGTTGGCGCCGTTCAATATCTTTAATAGATTTTAGAATACGTTGATTTGCATCTTCAATAGATTTTAGACGATATTCCTCGTCTTTGATCTTTTCTTTTGTTATTTTAATATTATCTTTAAGTATATCTGCCTTACGTGATAGTTCTGTAATGCCTAATAATTCTTCAATAATTTCTCTTTGGTCACCTGCTCTCAATGATAAGAATGGATCTGTGTATGTATTCAATGCAACAATATGTTTAAACATAGAGTGAGAAATGCCAATGATAGAATCTACTTCTACCTGTGTTTGACGCATTTCACCTTGTGCTTCATCCTCTACTTCATTTAGATCAATACCATCACGTTTCAATCTGAATACATTGGGTGAGCGACCACGTTCAATACGATAATCGCTGCCATTGAATTCAAAGTCAACAGTAACAAGCATTCCTTTACTGTTTGTCTTATTGATAAGGTTGTTCTTTTTGATATTCGTTAATGCATTGCCATATAGTCCATATGATAGTGCATTAATTAGTGTGGTCTTGCCGGTGCCATTACGTGAACCATCACCTCCTAAGTCTAGGTTATTACCTAAAACCAATGATAGTGAATCTCGTTCTAAATCAATTGCTTGTGTTACATTACCAACACTCATAAAGTTTCGGATAGTTATATTTTTAATTTTTAGCAAAAGTAATCTACCTCTCTCTTGCAAATGTTCCTGATTGGATTGGATCTAAACTAATCTCATTTATATTAACATATTCCGGCTGAGAAAGCAACCATAAAATAATTTCAGCAATGTATCTAGTATCAATTAGTTTTCTATCTGGATGTTTTTTAATAACATTTGGAGTAGTTAAACTGCCAGGAGATAACAATGTTGTTTTAACATTAGAACCGCCTATTGCCATATACGATAAATCTCTATTATAGTTTTTCAATGCTTTTTTCTCAGTTGGATATTTCCATGTTCTTCCCTTGACACCGGTATCTGCTGTACTTCCTATATGTATAAAATATGCAGGAATATTTGCCTCAACCACACGTGTGTACATTGTTTCTGCTAACAATGTCTGCTGAAATTTCCACATCGCAGAACTGTTTATGAATACATTATAACCTTCTGAAATAAAAAAATCAGCGAGATTGTTTTGATTTGACTGATTTGTTAATTCCCAGTCATTTGACCTAGAAGCAGTAGTATAATCAATATTATCCACACTATCAAAAATATGACATATTTCTTTACAAAGTCCATAATCTTTATTACCTGTTATTAATACTTTTTTATAGGTCATTATAAATCTCTATCAGAACATTCTTATTAAAACTGCCATCAAGTGATGCTAACTGGGACAATACAATTTGGTCAATAGTTTCAAAGTGTATTTCTGCTCCCATATCTTCTTCATGTTCATTTGTTTTAACAGGAACAAGAGTTACATCACGTAGTGAATATGTATCAATAAATGTATCTTTGATAAAGTTTGCTTCTTCATATGAAATATCGATATCTAATGAAATCTTAATTGTTGATTTGGGCAATAGATATTTTGTAGGATTATCAAGTAACTGTGATAATTTGATAGTTTTATATTTTGGTGCATCTTTCCAAGTAAAAAATTCCGGTTCACCATTCCATTCCAAATACATCCATCCACGATCATCGTCCCACGCATCAGAAAAATTATGTGGAAATGCATTACCAGTATAGATGATGTTATCTTTAACTTGTCGCTGATGGAAGTGACCAGTAAATACATAGTCTTGATTTGCAAACATTTCACGCTTCAGACCACCGTGATCTGGCATTTCGACCATTGCGTTTAATTTGAATGTAGGTAGTTCAAAGTGTCCAAACATATACTTGGATTTAATATTAGGAACACGCTTCCATTCGTCGCCTACCAACCAACTCACTAGAGCCACATCGCCCTTAATAATTGTATTATCAACTACTGTGATATTTTCAAATTCTTTAGCAAACTCCACACTGCTAACCTCACGACTTTCACGATAAAATAAATCATGATTGCCTTTGATGAAATAAACATTTTCAAATGCATTATTGAGTTTGCGTAAACTCTCAATTGAATATTTCATAGTTGATATATTTAAACTAGCACGATTGTGATGCCAATCACCTCCGAATATACAAGTTTCGCATCCACGTTCTTTTGCTTCTATAATAAACCAGTCAACAAAATCACTGCAATCTTTATTGTGTTGCTGTGCATTGTTTCGCATTCCAAAATGTATATCTGTAAAGTATGCTAATTTCTTGAATAAATTATCATTCATCGTCTGCGTAAATCTCTTTAATAGTTTCTGTTGGTATTTGATCGTCGGTGATATTAGTTCTAATAATTTTCTTCCATCGTTCCTGTGACTTCATTTCATGTTCAAGTTGTCTAGTCCAACTGGGTGCCTGTCCTGATTTCTCTAATAGATCATCACGGATACCTTGATTTTTCTTTTCAATATTAAGAACACGTGTGAATGAATTATTAACTGCAGCAGTATAATAGGCAAATGGATTATCCGATTTTGCTTCATTAAACTGTAGTCCAATCTGTGTCAACTGTAGCAGGGCTTGTCCTCTCATTTCATCAATATATGTATAGCCACGCCAGTTGCCACGCTGCGAATAGCGTTCTACCAGTTTGATATACATATTTGCTAACGTAGCAGTAATCTTGCCAGATGTCAAGTCAAATTCTTTATCTTTATTGAAATGTGATATGCCCACCTCAGCAATTTCGCCATTTCTTAGAATATAATGCTTGAATGGTGGAAAGTTTAATTTAACTTTATGATCCGCTACTGTCTTGGGATTTAGTTTTCTACCTGGTGCATCTGGTATATGCTCAAATGTCATAACACGAAATACTAATTCTTCTTCATTAAATGAATTTTTATCTACAGCAAAATCAATTTGTTTTTTCTTTTTATCGGTATTCAAATCCCACGCTGTCTTTTGAATACGATCTGCTTTTGTTTGTCTTGCAACATCAATTAATGAATTTATTTCTGTTTTTAAATCTAATTCACCTGAAATATTATCAATGATAACATCGAATTGATTATATAGATCACGATCTTCAAACCACGAAAAATTAGATTTTGAAATATGAATTTGCTTTAGCATATCTCGATTGTTTAAATAGTTCTGCCGTCTGGCCATTTTTGTAATCTCCTAATAATTATTACTATTATACACGTTTTTTATATATTTGTCAACCTATATTATATTTTTCAAATATACGTAGTTTATACAGTGATAAATACTGATGTAATCTAGGAGAAATAGTTATGGCGTATAATCCATACAGTGAACAGCAACCGGTGAATATCATTGACCCAAGTGGTCGTTTGAAAGAGAGTGGAATAACTAAGTTTTACTTTCCTTATACGCCTACAATTTCTAATATTATTAATACAAATTATTCACAAGCGGCCACAACACATTCCAATTTTCAACAAGCATTTTTTGAATCTAGTAGTAATGCATCTTTTTCCGTTACTGCTCCTATACTAATTGAGAATAAAACCCAAGCGTCTTACATTTTACAGGCGTTAGATTTTTTTAGAGGTTCGATGAAAATGAGATTTGGTAAAATGGATAAAAATAGAGGATTACCACCACCGGTTCTTAGATTTAATGCACACGGTATATTTCAAAATGTTCCTGTTGTGTTAACTGATTTTACATACAACTTGGATGCTGATGTATCTTATATCGAAATAGAAAATGAAAATACTGGAAATTCAAAATTAGGCGGCGTTGCGCAGATGGATATGGCTGATGTGTTAGAAAGAATGGAGCAGCGACAAGTAGAAGACGGTGTTATGACGGCTGAAGGGAAACTAAGTCCAGCAACCACTAATACATCAAATGGCACAATTAGAATGCCAGTAAGTGGAACATTTGTATTTTCATTGATGTCTACATATTCTCCTAAAAGTATAAGAGAGAATTTTACATTAGATGAATATTTAAAAGGAAATTTGAGAGGTAAAGGCTATGTATGATAATAGATCACCATGGAGAAATACTCCAATACTATTTAATAAAATTTTAGACATACAAAAGCCTAGATATATAATTAAAGATCCTATGGACATTGAGTATACTATTCCACAAAGATTGGATAACAGACCGGATCTTTTAAGTTTTGAGACATATGGCACATCTAAATATTGGTGGATATTTGCACTACGTAATCCAGATACTCTTCAGGATCCAATTAATGACTTTATCGCGGGTAAAGTCATACGTATTCCTAAAAAAACTAACATAGATAGAATGGGCTAAAAATGTCTAATGTACTAAGTATTAGAAATAATAATCCAGGCAATATAAAAAAAAGTGCCACCAATTGGGATGGGCAGATACCGTCTGATGGTAAATTTGTAAATTTTGCTTCTCCTGAGATGGGAGTACGTGCCATGATGAAAACTTTAATTACATATCAAGATAAACATAATTTATCTACTGTAAGAGAAATAATATCACGATGGGCGCCGTATGGCGAAAATGATACAGGTGCATATATTGATTTTGTTTCACAGCGAATGGGTGTTGATCCAGATCATGATCTTGGTGATTTAAAGAACAATCAAGCCATTAGTAAAAAACTAGTAAATGCGATTATTAGATTTGAAGGTGATGCCGATGTGCCTGATTATTTCAATGATGCGATTGTAACTAAAGGTATATCTCTAGCCGGCGCTGCGCCAGTAACAGTTAGCAATATTACAACTCCTCCTCTGGGCAAGCCGTCCGAAATAGATACAATACCAAGTAGTTTGTTAGGACCAGATTCCATTCCTGTAGACCAAGAACGTGCTAACATAATAAAAACAGATACTAAAAAAAGTGAAATAGAACAATTAAGAAACCAAAAAGGATTCTTTAGTGCAGGTGAATTCTCTACATTGAAGGATGTGGTGAACGCTGGCGAAGAACAAGAAATATTTTGGGATAATGAACTTGATAATTATGAAAATTATTCATATCATATAGAACTATTCATTGTTCCAAAAGATGAAGCCAATAAGTTTAATGAATCAAGAGATACAACAGATTTCGAAACAACAATAAGAGGCGGATGGCCGGCAAATGATGTAGATAAAGTAACTATAGCACAAACAGCAACATCTACCGAATTTAACATAGAAAATTTAGTTTTGGAGAATTTAGGTACAGGTGATGGAAATGTTGCCAAGATGGTAGGAATAGATACACATCTTTCATTTGATATTATTCAAATCGGCAATACTGATCTAAATGATACATTGCACACATTTGCCAATCTTATGGGATATTCAGATATTGGTACTGCAGTATATTTTATTAAGATTTCATATAAAGGATATGACAACGACAATCCTACAAACTCAACACCTTTACCGATTGTGAAAGTTATTCCATTCTTAATTACTAGTTACAATCAGATCAATACCACAACAAACGCTACTGGAACTACAACTAGTTTGACCGGTACTGCTGTAAATTATATTTCTGCTACACATACAGTGAACACAACAAAACACGACTTAACCTTTGATATTAAACCTACATTAAATGAAACATTAAATTCGTTTGTCACGGAATTAAATAAAACTTCATCCTTAGGTACTGGATATAAAGAATCTCAAACTGGATATTTAAATAATTATAGTATTGAATTTAGTAAAGATTTCAAAGAACGATTTGCACAATCTAAAATGAATAGTGAACTAGCAAATAAAAGTTCAGCAAGTACTGAAATTGGTCGCCGCGCCGCAAACGGATTTAATATTGCGCAGCAAATTGGACAAGCAACTGCTGGAATTAGTATTATTCATCTACTTTATGATATTTGTATTCAAGCAACGTTGGTTAAAAATGAACTTTTAGCTAAAAATCCAGGCTTTTCATACGCAATTCGTATTGTGCCCAGAGTTGTTCAAAAAAAGTATAATATTATTACAAATAAATCTGCGTATGATATTACATATTATGTTACTATGCATCGTGAAATAATAATTCAAGATATTTTCGACCAGGGTACAAAAACTGCCCAAACACGAAAATTACTATCTGAAATATTTGATAAAGGTAGATGTAGAAAATTATATAACTACGAATATACAGGTCTTAATGACCAAATCCTAGATTTAAAAATATCGTTAGACCGGCAACTTGTAAAAAGTTACAGTGCGCCAGGCGATGAATATTCCTGGCATAGGTTTTTAAAAGGTGGGACTGATTTAAGTAAGTTACTAAGTGCAGAACAATTTGCCAGATATAATGAACTCAATGGTATAGCTAATAAACTTGATAATACGTTATCGAAACAAAGTACTGATTTAGAACAAAAAAGATCGGATTTGTTAAAACAACAAAACGAAGTATTTCAACGTACACGTAATTTAATGATTAATGGCGAAATTGGTGGAACACAAGATGCTGCACAAGTTATGGATCGATATCAGAATATTGATGACAGTAACTTTGGTATGGCTGAATTACAAAGACTAAATCCAGATTTATTTGCAACTGTCCAGAGGGAACAAATTGCATCCGCCTATCAAAGATTAGTAGGACTTAAAAAAGCCACACTTGATAATCTCGAAGGTAAAATTGAAGATACTGTATCAAGTATTAGTAATAATAAAAAACAATTAGAAGAACTTGAAAATATAATAAAAGCGCAAATTGGTGTTGAAGTTAATAGATTGGATGAAGCCAATAAAGAAAGACAAGAGTTTAATAAAAATGTTCGATCTGAATTATTGGCGCCAATAAATGGAATATCACTAGCAGAAGAACTTGGTGCTGATGTTCTCATGGACTCTAATAAATTAGATAATATCGAATATCAATCAATGATGGACGCAATTTCACTGAATGGTATCACATTTGAGCGTGACATATTATCTAACATGCGCAATGGTACGGTTGTTTCATCATTTAGTTCAACTGATCAGAGTAATATATCATTGGCAAGAAGTAAATTTAATGAATCTCTGAATGCTGATCTAAGTATGCAAAAACTTGATATGACTATTAAAGGTGATCCATTCTGGGTTGAATATTATGTTACAGAACAAACAAAAGAAGAGAAGTTTGGAAACAATAATACTATTGATGATATTAGAGGACACAACGGAAATGTGAATGGCACGAATTACCTGATGTTAATTGTTAACAAAGCAGATGGTGTAGATGAATTTGATAATATAAAAATTGATAATTTAGATATATTTTTATATATGGTTAAAAAAATTAATAGTACCTTTAGTCGAGGACAATTCACCCAAACATTACACTGTGTTAGACAGCCTATACCCTCGAACTTTAAATCAATTGAAGTTCGAAGAGGTACGGTAGAAGGCGACGGATCTGGTGGCCCTAGTGGCACATCTGTATCTACTTTTGGACCAAATGGGGAGTTTGGAGGCATTGTCAATCGTATAGGTGGCGGTAGAGGAAGTGATCCTAGTGTATTTGGTGATCCGTTCGGCACAGGTGAAAATGATATAACTGGAATTGGAAGTAATACTACTGGTCCTGAATCTGGTAGGAGCGGAGCACTGGATCCTAGAATAGTGGCAGAAAATGCTTTTAATACAATGTCAGGCAGTTTATCAACCCTTGCTACTACTATATCTGAATCTTCTATGCCGACTGCTACACAGGCTTCAAGGTTAACTTCGTTATTAAATGAAGCACAAATGGCTAGTAATTATGGTTCTACTAGTGCAACTGAATCTGTTGAAAATGTAAAATCATTAATGCAAGATACTTTTGGTACTCCTGCTGAGGCAAGTATAATTCTACAAGAGTTAGAAGATAGCGGAGAAACAGTATCTCCAGAATTGATAGCGTTGTTAAATACTCAAGTGTATGATGGTGAAACTGTCACTAATCCTATAGGAGTTGATCCATCTGCTGTTGTTGATGCTATGAGTGAGATTGAAAATTATAATAGGTTAAATACAAGTAGTGTAGATGAGATATCAGTTAGACCATCTGACTTCATGACTCCAGTAGTTGATACTGTTTCTATAAATAATACTCCTCCTACCCTGATTGAATTAGAAAATGCAAACATGATGTTAGACGGTTCACTTCCATTATTATCTACAGAAAGTTATACCGATCCGACACGTCCAATATTGGATTATAATATAACACAATTAGAAGCATTAGATTTGCCCGATGATGTAGTTAGTGGATACAAAGATGCTGCTTCTACACGAAATGGTATTAAGGTTAGAAAGTATATTGATAGTCTACCACAAGATCAAGCAGAATTATTAAATTCTATCGATAGCCCGTATGTAGTTAAAACATTGCCATATGATGCACCAACTATTGCAACGATAGCAGCAACTCCTTTAAAAACACCCAGAGAGGCAATTATACAAGCAAGAATTGAAGATGCCCAGACACAAATGATAGCAGAAGCAGGCGGAAGTTATAATGATTTATCTGCTGATGAAAAACGTCATTACGAAAATTTGAGTGATGCGTATGATGCGATTGATGAAGCCGCACAATTGGATCCCATTCGCAATGAGTCTAAACTACTTAAAATTAATGATGAGTTAGATAAATCTATCAGAATATACAATGATAGATTGTCAGGTGGCGACAGTGAATGGAGTTGGAATGAAGAAGAAGCAGAAGAAAAAGAACAATTAGAAACTACAGTATTAGAGAATATTTCAAATTTGGATAATGCATACTCTACTCCTATTGCAGATAGAGTGATAGTAGATAATACTGGCAGTGTAAATATTATGAAAGATATGTCAGTTCTTCCAACTAAACCATCAGATGGATTTTTGCTGCCAATAGATTATTTAAGTGAAAATGAGTTTGAAATAACAGATGAGCATTTAGCACAATACGAATTGGCAGAAAATAATTGGAATGATTTTAGAAAAGGTGAAAGAGTAAATGTTACCATAGTTGATAGTAATCCTGCAATAGGCACATTTGAATCAAATGTGCTTACTAACTTTGAAAATCCTGAACTTGCGCAAAGATATGGGATAGATACTACACCGTTACAAGAGGGAGAGGTGATTGCATCAGATGATCCAAGATACTCACAATGGAATACGTCAAACTTAGATATGATTAGAAATCAGATTGCTAGTGAACTTCCACTTGTAACAACTGTACTTACTATGAAGTCGAATTCGCAAGACGTGGTTTCTACAAAAGATTCTACAGAAATTAAACTGGATATAGCTATTAATGATTTCGTATTATTAGAAGGGCAAGGGGAATAAAATATGTTAAAAGATGAGAATTCAAATAGTTTAGCCGGCGCTTTACGAAAAGATAAACAATCAAATCTTAATCCTGCCTTAAAAAATATACAAAGTGGTATATACCATGCTATTACTGTTCCTGGTATAGATCCTGAAGGCAGAGGCAGATTGGCTGCATATGTTCCTAAATTGGGCGGGAATCCAGAAAATCCTTTGTATTTTCAATATGCTACTCCTTTTGGTGGTTCAAATGCCATGGGAAGTTATGGACTACACGCAGTGCCACCATCCGAATATATTACGATACTAGTGTTCTTTGCTGATAATGGCGAGTTGAGCGAAGGTTATTGGTTTGCAGTAGCACAAGAGATACCAGACATTGCATCTGGAGGGGCTAGTGGTCCTCCTAAGATCGATGGTTCTGGTCAAGGTGAAGGTGTATTTAAAGATCAACCTAGCGCAAAAATAAATAATACTGAATTATCAAAATTACAAGGTGCTAACACATCATCAATTAGCGTTACTCCAACAAATATCGAAGTTGCTACTGATATTACAGACAGTGGATTAACTCCTAAATTGAATGACAAGGACGGATTAATTAAAGTTACTGAAGATGGTGAAGATCCAGCAGACGAGGTAATCACAGGTAGAAATCAACGCAATGCATCTAATAATAGAAATGATCCACGGAAAAGAGATCAGGTACCAGAAAATCATCCAAGAAATATTAATACTGCGAGACAGGGTATATATGCGGATGGTGTAAGAGGACAAACAACTGCTTCACCATTACGCAATGCAAGTTATAAAGAACCTAAACCAAATACAGTATTTGGTTTAAAAACTCCAGGCTCAACAGCTCTTACAATGGATGATGGCAGTGTTGATGATAATGGTTTCGTACATCCAAATCAAATACGTCTTCAAACAGGATCGGGTGCGAGTGTTATATTAGATGGAACAAATGATTTAATATATATGATTAATAGTACAGGTTCGGGTTGGATAGAAATTGGGTCTGGTGGCGAAGTAATGATATATGCACAGGGTTCTATGAGTATGAGAACCGAAAAAGATTTCAACTTACGTGCAGATCGAAATATTAATATAGAGGCTGTTGAAAAAATAAACATTAAATCTGGTGATGATTTTCAAGTAAATAGTGGAGATCAGATACATTTGAAAAGTGAAGGTTCACAATTCTTTGATAGTGCTGGCAGCAATCATACTAAAGTCGGCAGTAATATGTATGTGACAACTGGAGGTATATTACATTTAAATGGTCCAACCGCTGCGATATCACCGGGAATTAATACAGTTTCACACAATGATATTCAGAATTTAGAATCTACAAAAATAGAAGATAGTATCTTATCTACTATGGTATCACATGAGCCAATGATACGAAATAAGGCAGAACCTGCTAATACTAGTTCACGTTCAGACGAAAGTAATACAGTGAATGGAGGCACTGTGCCTGCAACTGCTGAAGATCCGAATAGTGTTGCTATAAATGACAGTACTGATGATCCGGAACAACAAAAAATAAATGATGAAGCAATTCAAGATCAAGTTGGTAATGGCAACGGACTAGTAACATATGTTAGTGACTTTGCTGGAAGAACACGAAATAAAATCATCAGAAATGATTTGTTTAGTATTTTAGAACAGGCGGCTGCATCTGCCGGAGTTGATGTAGTTATATTCTCGGGAGGACAGGATCCTGCTGGACCGGGAGCAAGACGTACAGGAAGTACTAGACACGATAATGGTTTTGCTGCTGACGTTTGGTTATACAGTGGCGCAGGTAAATTAAGTTCTAGATCAAATGCTGATATACCAATAATAAAGAAATTTGCAAAAGCATGTTATTCTGCTGGGGCAAATGCAGTTGGTGTCGGCCCAGGTTATATGAACGATGTTGGTGTGCATGTGGATGTTGCAACATACAAATCGGATCAAGGCATGTGGGGATCAACACATGGATATGCATCTGCGCCGGGCTGGCTAAAGCAGGCGAGAGATGAAGGCGGTTGGAGAGCATAAATGATATATGATAAAAGAAAAGGCTCATTATTGAATTATATTCAATTGCCACTACATACTATAACTCCATATGGAACATATTTGGGAACTGGATATGATACCAGTGGTAATCCTACATATATACTATCGTATACACGTGTTACATCATTTGCAGTGAATGAACTAGTATTTTCTAATTTAAGTAAGAACGCCATCATTAATGATGTTATTCCTACATTAGAAATAAAAAATGGTATCATAGGTTATAATTATCAGATACCTGATGTAGAATTTAGATATGGGTATATCACATCATCTTCAAAAAGAGTTTCCATTGAAAGTCAAAAAATAACAAAACAGTCAGCACAGATAATTTTAGAAAAACAATTACGTGCTATTGGAAATGTGTTAGAACAATTCGTGACACAACCATTGGGACAACCTCAATACGATGCATTGCTTCATTATTTTTATTATGAAGGAGTAAGTAAAATACCCGATCATAATATTATTAAATTAATTAATAATGAAAAATGGTTTGATGTGACTGATGAAATACAGAGTAATATTAAAAGAAAAAACGGCAAAGTCGATCACCGACTTGCCGCTTTAAGAATTCAGACTGCAAAAATGTTTAGTTACGTTCCTGGATTTAGCTAAACGGGTCGTTGTTCTATAACTTGGTCTACCAAACCATACGCTAGTGCCTCTTGTGGATCCATAAAATTATCACGTTCCATTGCTGCCAGCATTTCATCAAGTGTTTTTCCAGAACTATTATGTTTAACATAAATTTCAGTTAGTGAACGTTTCATTTTCAAGATTTCTTTAACTTGAATTTCCATATCAGTTGCTTGACCACCTGCCCCGCCACTGGGTTGATGAATCATATGTCTTGCATTAGGCAGAATATATCTTTTTCCTGGTGCACCAGCAGTCGCTAATAGTGATCCCATTGAACACGCTTGTCCCATGACCGTTGTACTAACATCTGGCTTAATAAATTGCATAGTATCATAAATCGCCATGCCAGCAGTCACTACTCCGCCAGGAGAGTTGATGTAAAAGTGAATATCTTTTTCTGGATTTTCGCTTTCTAAAAATAGAAATTGTGCACAAAGTAAATCTGCTTGATAGTCATTGACTTCTCCTGTTAAAAACAGTACACGTTCCTTAAGAAGCCGTGAAAAGATATCATAACTTCGTTCACCATTCGCAGATTGGTCTACAACCATTGGTACTAGATTTGGCATTAATTATTCCTTGTTTGTTTTTGTAGATTTAAGTTTTCGTATTTCTTCATTTAGTTCTGTAATTCGATCATAGGCTGCATATAAATTTTTCTGAAGTTCATTTATTTCCAATCGAAACATTTCTTCTGTAGTTATTGTTTGCATTAATGATACATCACGATCTTTACTTTTCTTAAAAATATTAAGTGGTATTATTTTATTTTTATCAGTCATCGATAATACTCCTATTATATTCATAGTATAGTAAAAATTATTAATTGTCAAGTACTTTTTCTAAATATACGTAGTTTATACGATGATAAATACTCTTAACGAAATATTAAAAATTGAGAGAACCAATGGCAGTTAATTTTGCAGGATTTAGTACAAAAAATAAAAAAGCAATAAATCATAATCTTTATGGCAAAGATTTGATTATTGAAGATTTAATGAATCATTTAATGACGCGCAAAGGCGAGCGTGTTATGATGCCAACATATGGCAGTATCATTCATGATTTAATTTTTGAACCATTGACGCCGGAAATTAAAGATTTGATTGACATTGATATAAATTCTATAATAGATGAAGATCCTAGAGTAATGATTAACACTCTTAATATAACAGACGATGACCACAGTTTAAACATAAAATTATCAGTTTCTATTATTCCAACTGGTGAACAAGTTGAACTTACAGTAAATTTAGAAAGAGAATAAAATGAGCCAAGAAAGAGTTGATAACTTATTCGCCAGTGAAAGTTGGAGTGCAGTTTATACTGCCTATAGTAATATTAGTCTCAAAGCATATGATTTTGATACAATACGTGAAGCATTACTTGCTTATGTACAGCAAACATACCCTGATAAATTCAATGATTTTATTGCTAGTTCTGAGTTTATTGCAATCTTAGACTTGGTTGCTTATCTAGGTCATTCATTATCTTTTAGATTGGATATGAATACCCGTGAAAATTTCTTAGATACTGCAGAACGCCGTGAATCAATTCTTCGAATGGCAAAGAATTTAGGTTATATTAAAACTCGGCCTATCAATGCACGTGGTTATATGAAAATTACTAGTGTCACCACAAATCAAGATGTAGCAGATAATGAAGGCAATTCTTTAGCAAATACCACAGTCAATTGGAATGATGCAAATAACGCTGATTGGTATGAAAACTTTATAACAATATTAGACTCATCGTTTTCTAAAAATTCTAAAATTCAAGACCCAATAGCAACTCTAAATATTCTAAACATCGAAAATAATATATATGAAATTAATGAAAATCCACAGGTTAAACGTTTTAATTATCCTTTTAATGCAACCATTGCTGGCAGTAATAGAAAATTCGAAACTACTAAAGTAGAGATAGTAGATGAAATTATTGGCGAAGCAGAACCCAGATCTTCTAAAAACTTCACAATTATTAATCGTAATGATAATCTAGGACCAGCCAGTGACCGAACTGGATTTTTTGTATATGCAAAAGCCGGTGAAATGAACTTTAATGATTATACATATGATTTGAAATTATCTAATAGAACACAAAATATTGATGTTATTGATATATCGAACACAGACGTTTGGATTCAACGTACAGATAGCAATAGAAATTATACATCCACTGTAACAAAAGTCGATAATGATAGTAGAGAAACTGCTATATATAATTCATTAAGAACCGGTAGTGGCGATCTAGCAAGTGTTACTACCAATATTGACAATAGTATCGCAATTAATTTTCCCGATGGTATATTTGGTAATGCTGCATATGGAAATTATCGTATTTGGTACAGACAAACAGAAAATGTAAATTTCACGGTTAATGCAAACGATATATCAGAAGTTGCAATTACTATACCATATATTGGCGGTGATGACCGTCCATATGATCTAACAATAACAATGACCACAACAAGTGACTTTAGTGAAAACTATGCCGCTGAAACATTTGAAAGTGTTAGACGTATTGCACCAAGAGCATATTACGCACAAGACAGAATGGTAAACGCACAGGATTATAATATATATCCTCTTACTCTTGGTGCAAATGTTATATCAAAATCAAAAGCAATTAATACTACATTCTCTGGCAAATCCCGTTTCTTTGAAATGGACGATGTTACTGGGAATCACAGTAATCTAAGTGCGACTGGCACAGATGGTAGTATATTCTTGGAAGATGATATTATTTCAATGAATCTAAGTTTTAATCGACAGAATGGACAAATTGATAATTTCATTAGAAACAAAATTACTGAAGTATTAAAGCATCCTAGTCTGATGAATCTATATTATTTCGAAAATATGTATAATCCAGCATCTACCATATTAACACCATCATTGAATTTTACAGTGCGTAGTACTAATGCTAGTATAATTGATACAGTATCATCGAACACATTAGGCACAGTATTTCTATATCCTGGTGATCATATTTTAACCCAGAGTGCGAATGAAAAAGAATTATCCTGGACTAAAATTAAAAATATTGAAAGTAGCGTTGCTGGATCAGCAGTTGATTCATATTTTATTGAAAATCTTCTACCCGAAACTGCTGGTAGTATTGAAAAAATAGTACGTGCATATAGATCACGTTTCGAAGCAGATGAAATTAAAAATATTAAAATTAATAAAATAGAAGACTTGTCAATTCAGAGCTTTATCATAAAGTATGTACCTAAAAGTAATACATCTGTTTGGGAATGGAAATTACACGATGAAGTAAATGATGTTGCATTAGTTGAAGGAAAAGATGTATATATAGAATTCACATATATTCCAGGCGTCAGAGAAAATGAAGCAGAATATGTTGCTAGATTTACAGGTAAGAAAATAGTTTTTGATAGTAAAAAACAAGTAAAATTCTTTTATAATAATAACAAATTGGTTGTAGATAATGAAACTAGTCTTGCAGAACGAGATAAACTATTTTTGAAATATTATACTACCCTAGCAAATGACAGTTCGTCAGGACTTGATGAATTAATTAATATAGGTACTGCACAACTTAGTAATATAGTAGTGCCCGGCGATAATACTGTTACATTTGATGCAGATTTTTCTTCAACTGGAGCAGTTATTACACATGACTTTGTTAATAATTCTGAAATGTATACCGTTAATAGTACGCAACATAAACTTATATCACCTTTAGGCGTTGAATATCCAATTGCTCCAGTTGCCCCGTCATCTGATACTGTTATCGGTGAAACACCTGAATACACAGTTAGTTATGATAAAGATAATCTGAGTGACTTATTAACTCTAAATGATTATGATGACAATAGTGATGTAGAAAATAGTGATGAATATGTATATTCAACTACGATTGTGACAATTGATGATAGTGGTAATATTCCTGACGGTTTTACATACACCAGTACCTATACACCACTTGAATTTGAAAACCAAGGTTTTAAAGGCAACCTAACTAATGCATATTTTGATCTTGCATATCCTAATAATTTTGCGTGGGTAGACACATCCGAATTGCCATCTGGTAAAACAATAGACACCGCAGAATCAGGTGATACTGGTGTACAAACTGAGTTCGGTAGATCATTTGACGGCGCTAATTATGAATTTACTTTTACAGATATGACTGCTAGTGGCTGGTCAATAAGAAATCATAATCTAGATGGAACCGATCCGGATAATCCAGATGATGATGTATATTGGAAACAATTCGCATTCGGCGAAATAAACTTTCCAGCAGATAATATTAATTTAAATAATTTAATATTGACCGATGTTAATAACAATCAAATTAATTTAACTGACTGTGAAGTAATACAGAATAATGGATCTTATAAAATTATTTTCTGGACAGTTGATCCAGGAGTAGGTTCAATTATTAATATTAGAAGTATTGGCGGCACTGCTGAAATTTCAGATTTCTTAGTACGGGTAGAGCGCACTCTATCGCCAAAAGGTTCTGATAGACTACAAGCATATGCGGATGTAGAGTCATATGTATATGATTCATATTTAACACCCGCTGGCTACGTTGACTATACAAAAGTTAAATTAACGAGTGTTGATATTGATCGTAATCCACATGGTATGCTGCAAGTATTTACTAATATTGATAATGTCGATAATCCTGAATTGGGAGATACATCAGAAGTTGAATTCTCTCACATCGTTTTAGAACAATATACTGATGTTGATGGCATTCAATATGAACGTGTTAGTGATCGAATTGTAGCTACAAATCAAGCGCAGTCAGATAGAATACCTGAAACCGCAATAATAAGATTCTATATAGAAAGTAATGATCTTGATATTAATGAAGGTGAGTGGCAAAGACGATCTGGCGAAGGATGGGAAGAACTACCCGCCAATCAATATACACTAGTAAACTCACCCGAAAAGGATAAAATAATTTATGCTGGCAATCAATATAGAATTGTTATAGGTAGAAGTTATGTCGAAGATAAATTCATGACATTCAGATGGGATCACTATGCTGATATCGATAAGAGAATTGATCCAAGTACAAGTAATATCATTGATATGTATATATTAAGTACAGATTATGTCAGAAGAGTAAATGCTTGGATAGATGGCGGATTCTCAGATGTAGTTCCTTTGCCTCCCAATAATTATGAACTAACTAATATCATGAAAGGTATTAATTCCAAAGCAAGTATATCAGATCATATAAGTTATATACCGGTTAAGTTTAAATATCTCTTTGGCTCTTTTGCAGCACCCGAAAACCAAACAGTGTTCAAAGTTGTTAAAAAATCAGGCACATCGTATAGCGATAGTGAAATAAAAACTGCAGTAGCAAATGCAGTTAATACTTTCTTTGATATAGACAATTGGGATTTTGGCGAAACATTCTACTTCTCGGAATTAGCATCTTACATTCACACATCATTACCTAATCATATTTCTTCAGTTGTAATTACACCAAAATATCAAACAAGCGAGTTTGCAAACTTGCTAAGTATTACTAGTGAACCTACAGAAATATTCTTGAGTATAACAACATCTTCAGATGTTAAAATTATATCCAGTATAGTAGCATCAGAATTATTGGGCGAATAAAAAATGGCAAATAATAAAATTTATAATCTCTTACCAGTGCACCTGCAGAATAAAGAATTGGAAACAATTTTTGACTCTACATTAGAAAGAGCATTTTCTAAGGGTAATATAGAAAAAACTAAAGCGTTTATTGGCAGAAAAGAACGTGGCGTGTATAGTGAAACCGATGCATATGTATCATTTCCAGAGCATCTATTTCAAAGAGACAATTACGGTTTTGAACCAGTATTCTCAAATACTGCTATAGGAGACAATGTATTTTATGACGATTTATTAAACTCACTGTATAATAAAGGCGCACTTACAAATGATCACAGAAGATTATTTAAATCGGATGTATATACTATTAACCTACCAGTTGACATTGATAAGTTTATTAATTGGGAATTATATTATTGGATAGATAATGGATTTACTAGTGAATATGCTCTATATGAATTTAAAGAATATGAAGCAGGACTAACAGGTTGGATAAAACAAAAACCATATGTACTGAAAAGTAATTCTGAATATCTATTAGCCGAGTATTTGCCTAATTCTTCGTTTGGTGAAGATGGTGATTATGCTATTGTAATACAACAGTCAAGTCTAGTTTATTGGAAAAAGGATAGTATTGAAGGATGGGCACGTGTTGGTTCTGATGATCCCGGCGCTTCAGCATTTAATGCAACAGACCAAAGACCTATATCGCCCACCATAGGCGATACATATGTAAATACAAATGAACTACGTATTACATTATTAAAAAATAATCAAACTTTTGTCCTTAAAGACACTATCTATGATAGATGGAATATTGATGTTAATCCTTATGCACTAAGATTTTCTGATACATCAGTCGGATTACTAAGTTTAATAGAATACAGAGCCAATTCACAGTCTAGTACACCTGATTGGGAATTATATGACGGTGAAGAATTTGTATTTAATTTAGGAAATAGTAACGACACACATTATATAACAATCGATAAAAATACTGATAGAGCAACCAAAACAAATTGGTGGAGTGATAGAAATTCATGGTATCATTATGAAGACATTCGTATGTATATTAATGATGATAGTTTGCCTTATGTTAAACAAGCAAAAAGACCAATTATTGAATTTGATAAGAATTTAGAACTAAGTGATATTAGTAGTGCAGCCGATGCCTGGTCTGTACCAACATTTAAAATGTATGATGCTGAATTAAATTATCTAAATGATTATAAGATATTTCATTATGTAGAAGATGAAGATAGTATTATAGATATGTTCTTATCAATTCGTGCATTATTAACACCTGGTGATTATGCCAGTGAATTCACATTTAATATTGATATGCCGGATAATACCAGTTTTAAATCTGGAACATCATATCAACAACTTTATATTAAATCAGAATTTGATTATAGAAATTTACGACATGAATATGGATCTGCAACACACACGCAGTTGGAGTTATTACAAGAACCAAAATCTTCTGAAACAATAGATGTATATGTAGATGGTATTAAACAAATAGGCAACTATGTTTATGATTCTAATAGAATTTCATTTTCTGAGCCGGTGACAGGTTATGTTTATGTTGATTTCACGACAAAAGATAATGTTTTTGTTGATGGAGACGGAGCGTGGCAACGTGTTGATCCATCACTTGAGTATAATCCAGATAATTTATTTCATAATAATAGAAACTTTACATTTTCTACAGTCTATGAACATATGTTGCGCCAGTTATCAACTACAATAGGATTAACAGGAAATCCAAATGCTGTGAATAATTATCGTAATATTGGCGACAACACAGATAAAATGCGCAATAATAAGTATGGCTCTGTTATGGTTCGCAATAGTATTGATATTAAGAATGCTTATTTTTCAATAACTCGGGACGATTATAATCCATTTGCTGCGGTTGAATATCTTTCAGTGTCGTATAATAATTATAAAAATAAATTAATAACAACGATACAGAATATTCTATCTGATGCTGCAAGTACATCTAAATCTGATGATTTTATTCTTGAAGAAGCAATTGCAGCAATTGCGCTAGTCAAGAGAGAAAACATTAGTGTGTTTACTGGTAGTCGTATGATAAATTATGGTAGTTTTCCAACACATTATATAACTGCGAACATTGATCCAGTTGTTCCAGGATCAACAACGCAATTTATACCTGCAAGTATATCCACTGAAATAGTAGACGAAAATAATATATCAGTATATGTCAACGGAGTACTTAATACTGATGTTAATTTAATTAACGGTGTTGAAATTTCATTTGGTGATACTGTAATTTCAGATGGAGATGTTATTGAAGTTAGATATTTTAAATTAATACAAGAAACATTTATTCCACCTAGCGCGGCAAAACTTGGTATATCTGCTGTTTATAAGCCTAGATATATTATTGATCAAGAATTTAATACCCCACAAACAATGATAGTAGGACACGATGGCTCTAAAACATTATGTTGGGGCGATAGAACAGATTCTATTTTATTATTGTTTGAGAAATTAGTTTATAATCGTATAGAACAAAATACTAAAAATACAACTCTCGGTAATACAAAATATGGTATGTACAGAGACAGTACTACTGAATATTCATTAAATGAAAAGAAGTTTACAATGTATCCATTTTTTAAGAAATGGATGCTGAGAAATAATATCGACAATCTTTATAACACTGATTTTGATGTTGTTGACTATAAGACTTGGAATTATCGTGTGAGCAACGATCTTTCTCCTGGATATTGGAGAGGTATATTCCAATATGCTTACGGCACAGACATGCCATTATTAGAACCCTGGGTCACGGTTGGATATAGTACTATACCCGATGGCTTTGAAACTAATCCAGCACGTTACACTGAACTAGAATTCTGGAATGATTTAAAAACAACTTATTCTACAACATGGCCAATTCCAATAGACAACTTTGGTAATTTAAAAAATGTCAATGATTTATTTTTCAATTCTCAATTATCGGCTGATGATACTGCAAAGATGGATCAGGACTGGGAATTCGGAGACGGCTCGCCAATCGAACAAGCGTGGAGACGTAGCAGTGAATATCCGTTCATTGAATTTTTATTGTCAATGATTACTAAGCCATTCGAAATTATTGATCTATATGCAAGTGAATTAAACGGTATTATTAGAATATATCACAAAGTAGAAGGAATTAATACTGATACGATTACAAACGAACAAAACGGTTATGAATTCAAATTAGGATCTAAGTTAGGTGGGTTTGTTAATAACTTCACATTAAGCAGTGAAAATTCAGCATTATCTAATTCTAGATATACTGAAATACCAAAAGACAACTATGACTTGTTCATCCATACAGGTGAACCAAATCGCAGTGAGAGTTTTAGTGCTATTGTAATAGAAAAAGTATCGCTAGATGTATCATATCCGATATATAGTTTATCAGATATACAATCTTATCGTCAGGGTGATGTTGTTTATAATTCTTCTGATAATAGATATTATAAAAGAAAAATAGTTCAACCAACAGATAAAGAATTATCTACTGTGATTAATTTTGATTACAATGCGTGGACATTGATATCTCAACCACAAGTCAAAAATTACGGATATAGAATTAATGGATATGATGAATTTAATCCACAATTTTATAGTATGAACTGGGATACCACATCACCGGCCAAATCGTGGAGCACACTAGGAGATGAAGCAATCATTAATGATTGGCAAGCAGGTTCATTTTACACGCTAGATTCTTACACTGTTTATGATGGGGTACCTTATATTTCTCTCTCGGATCACACCGGTTCTGCAGCGTTTAATGATGACCTGGATGATTATTGGAAACGGTTGGTATCATGGCCCAGAGTCAATCAAGTGACTGCAACCGGATACAAGGAAACATTACCAGATCAAATTCGTACCCACAATTATGGCGATGTACTTTACTCACTTGATGAAATTGCACAACTGTTGATTGGGTATCAAGATTATTTAAATGCGGTGGGTTGGAGTTTCACAGATACAAATGAGTTGGGCGAAAATGTAGATTTTGAAAACTTATTAGTTAAATTTCTAGATTGGAGTGCAGAAAATCATGATGTAGGTGAATTTATTACTCTAACTCCAATATTATTGTCTGGTCGTTTCTCTGCACCATACGGTGTTGCAAGTGTACAGCGTGAAACAAATAAGAATTTCTATAGAGTACTTGATAGTGCTGGTAGACAAATATCTAATACAGCAATAACATTCTATTCCGATGGCGATGCTATAATGTGGGAATCGACAATTCCAGTTTATGGAATGAAAATTGATATTGTTGATGTTGAACACGCCTACGTTGTTGATCGTGTTGACAACTATGGAGATATAATATATGATCCAATCTCACACAATAGAAACTTGCGCATGATTATTGATTGTAACAGAACTAGCGACTGGGATGGAACACTAAGTACTGACGGTTATATAGTTTATCAAAACACATTAATACCAAATTTTGAGACCATGGTAGCGGATACCAAGTTCCACAGAGACACGATTGTAGACCAAAGTTTATCAAACGTTAATCTCATTAAAGCAAGTCATATAGGATTTACGCCACGAGCATATCTGTCAAATCATTTAATGGAACGCGAATCTCAATTAGAATTTTATAAAGGTTTTATCAGTGATAAAGGAACGCCTGGTAGTTTAAATAAAATTGTTAATACCAATTCTAATTTCAGTGAGGTAAGTTCAAATGACGTATGGGCATTTAAATTAGGCGAGTATGGAAACTTAAATAGAAATGCATCGGTTAGTAAAAATATTAATACTGCGTTGATATACCGTGATCCGTTCTCTATTACATATGATAATCAAAATTTATTTGAATACAAAACAACTAGAAGAACTACACCTATAAAAACGACAGGATACGTAGATAGCAAAGATGTGAATTATATTGTTAGAAACTCAACAATATTAGAAACAACGGTAAGTGAAAATTATTATGAAGGTGATTTGGCTTGGATACAATTCGATAATCTTAGAGATTGGGATGTAAGAAAACTCAGTGAAGTATCTGAAATATCTTATATCGGTGAAACAGAGGATTCTCAATTATACATTGTTGTCACTTCGTCTATTGATACTACAGAAACAGTTTATTTGCGAATAATTAATGAAGAAATTGATCCAGAATTAAACGGATATTATAACATTGTAGACGATGGCACTGAATCATTCGACGGTATAACTGTTTACAAATATCTGGTATTTGATACTGATTTTGAACCGGTTACAGTTGAAATCGACGCAAGTTCCCAGAATAGTATATTTGTACCTACCAGTGAAAATGCTGGCGTTGAAGCAATCAGTCTGAATTCAAATGTACAGATTATTGAAGGTGAAGTTTTAGTTATTGATGGTAATAGTTATACATATATAGAAGATACGATTTCTACTACTGATATAACAATTGGCGGTGCAGATGCTACATCTAATCCAATCGTAACATCGGGAGAGCAGATATCTATAATTGTTTATGATCAAAATGATATTATAAAAAATACAAACACATTAATAACATTTTCTGGAAACAGCATCCACGCAACTAATAACGTCACCTCAAATGACGGCGATAGCATTACTATTAATGATGTTGCCCTTGTTGTGGAAGCAACAGATAATGGTACGATTGAAGCAACATCAACACTTACTACAGAAGATAACATAAGTTCAGGTTCTGAATTGTCTGTACAGGTAGGCAGTGCTGCATCATCAAGTTATGTAATACAGGATATTACAGTAACGGGTACAGTTGTGTCACCAACTTTTGATGAAACTAAATCTATTCAAATTAACGGACAAACAATAGCATTTGTTTACAGTGGTACTACTATAACATTAACTGATATAGTAGATACTATTAATATAGCATCTGCAGATGTGAGTGCACAAGATATTGGAAACGTATTAGTTTTAACTTCGTCTGCACCTTCGGTGACAATTCAAGGACAAGCAGCAATCGAGTTAGGTTTAATTACTGCAACGCCATATACAGAAACTAAATTAGGTAATTTGGCAGAACAGATAAATTTACAGGATGATGTTACTGCTAACATTAATGTTGATAAATTGGTTATATCCACATTGTTGCCTACTATGACACTAGGTGGAAACGAATTTAGTTTGTTTGGTTTTCCTAGTACTACATATCAATCCGAATTGCCGCCTACTGCCGCAAGTATTGCACAGCAAATAAATGACTTGAGTATACCAGATGTTAATGCAACAGTTGAAACTGGTAAATTAAAAATTATTTCTATAGGTTCTACGTTGGTGGTATCTGATCCTTTGAATAATGGATCAATGGTGCGTCTAGGATTCACTTCTAATACGATAACTTCTAACATGTTGGATAATATTGTAGATGATATAAATTCTATACTATCACTTGAAACTAATTTAGTTGCTAGTATAGCATTTGTTGATCGATTATTGATATCAGGTGATGAATTTAAGGTAATTATTTCTGATGTAACTGGTAATCCACTAGATGATTTAGGAATATCCGAAGGGGAATATTTAACTTCGGGTCTAGCAAATTCATCACTTCTTACATTTAGAGATATAATTAATCAACAATCATCTACGTTAACAGCAAGTATATCATCTGATGGACGTTTCATTATAACAAGTCCGGCATTACAATTATCTTTTGCTGGCACTTCTCAAAATTTGTTAGACAAGATAGGGTTTTACACAGAATATACCAGTGTTACCAGTAATGCAAACTTTAAAGTTATGAGATGGAAATCAGTTAGATTTACTCCAGGATATAATGGTGCGACATTTGATGAATTCTATAATGATTTAGGATTAAATACTGCTAGTAAAATATGGGCAGACTCATATCCCGGTCTAAACGATTGGGCAGTACTGAATAGAACCGCGATTGGTAATATTGAAATTGTTAATAGAAAAGCAAATGAAGTAGATGTTAGCAATGTTAACAGAGTTATCGTAACAGATGGAGAAGAACATATAATTCATACATTGTATGATCCGCTAAACTTAAAATTACCTGGCAAAGTCATGAAAGATATTGATTATGTAGATTGGAATGATCCTGCTAAGTATGATGAATATCTAAGTAACGATTTGTGGTTAGAAGAACATTTAGGTGAAATTTGGTGGGATACTACTAGCACACGTTTTTATAGATACAATGATTATGGTGATGCCAATGGCAATATCTCGGTTGAGTATGCAATGCGTAACTGGGGTAAAATTGTTGACGGTTCGGTAGTAGAGATCAAGCAATGGGTTAAGAACAATGTACTTCCTGTTGGTATTACTTGGTTCAATCAAGAAAAAGAATGGGATCCAGTTAAGAATAAAGAAGTAACAACATATTATTATTGGACTTCAATTGGTACATTGCCTAGATACGAAAAAGAATATAGTACTGATGAAATTAAAATGATTATTGAGACTGGACAAATTAAACATAAATTTATACCAATTGATAATAATACTATAATCTTAAATTATAACTCTCGGTCATTAAATAGTACAATAACAGTGACAACTGAATATAGCATTGCATCTAATAATCAAGGCAGGCACGATGACTGGGAACTATTATCAAGAGAATCTACAAAGCCTATAATGTCCAAATATTTAGAAGATTTTAAAAATAGTATTGCAGATTCTAAAATTGAAAATTTAAAACAAATTATAATCGATTACCCAAATTTAGACAATGATGGCGCATTACTTTCAATTGATTTCTTGCTTGACTTGTCGCCCGAAAATCTTGCAATTTCAGTTAATAATGAGTTCTTAGAACTTACAAACTTTAACTTAAATGGCACCGAATTAAGAATTAATAACACATTCAATGTTATAGTAGGTGATGTTGTCAGAGTTTATCAAGTCGGCGCAATCTCCAACTCTTGGTATAAAAACCTGACAAATGCTAGAAATAATTTTTCAACAGTTGTAAACACGATGTTAGGCACTGTGTTAATAGAAACCGAATATCCATTTTACAAAGATTACATTAAATTAAACCACTACATTTTCAATTCAATTGATTGGTATAAACATCCAGATTACAAAGAAATAACTCAATTTGAATATCTGAGTAATACCCGAGATATTGATATGATTAGTATGTTTAATTCTGGTATACGTTCTTTTGGTGTAGTAAATCCTGAGTATGAAGAAGTTTACTTTGGTTATGGTTCACCTGAAGAAATCACTATGGTTAACAAGATTAACGGTGCGCTTAATATAGATTTTAATAATATTGCAATACCTGGTCAGACAGGAAATGCTAATACTATTTCACAATATTACACTAATGTTATTAATGTACAAGTGCACGAATTTATTAATATGCTTTATTCTTATTCAGAAAATAAAGTTATTAAAGATTTATTTTTTGATATGTTATCATACATGTATACTGAAAGAGAACATCCTGAGTGGTTGTTCAAAACGAGTTATATTGACTTAATCTTAATGAACAAACCATTAAGACAATATGCAATATATCAGAACGATACATTTGATGATACAATTGAGTATGTATTGGAAGCAAAACCATATCATGTTAAACTTAGAAACACTGACAGAATTTATCCGCTAAGTGAAACTGTTAATGCTGATGTAGATAGTTCACATCATATGAATTTAAAAATTGATTTGGGTGGCGATTATAGTAGGTACGATTATAATACATATGATGGTGGTATTGCACCAGATGATGACCATCCAAATATAGCAGATGGTAGCTACGAGCAAGGTGCATTATTACGTCATCCATACGAAGTTACTGCGACGAAAGGTGGTATAGATACTGGACTAGTAGATAGTAGAATTTTAGAGTCTGCAATTGTAAGAGTGGATGAATATGATTCAAGTATTGTGGGCGGTATTGGTACTGCAGTAATTGACAAGCGTTCATTTATAGTGTATGATAGACTTGGACGTGGACACTTTATGCATAGTATTGATACCGATACAGTAGTAGCAGTAACAAATGACCACGGTTATAGAAATATCGAGATTGCAGATGAAACAAAGTTTAAACACGCAATTGCAAACACTGTTTATCTAATAATAGTTGAAAATGCCGAAAATAAATTAGAGTTTATGCACTATAATAAAAAAGATGGAAGCGTATTACAAATTAATGAACGTGGATTATTTAACGGCACATGCCTAGATATTCAAGTTGGTGATACTGTACATATAGTATCAAACATCGAAACAATACAGTTTATGGCAGAACAAGTAGATAAGCACATAATATAATATGTATATAACTAAAATGATAAATACTTTAAGTTCTGATATAACAAAGAAGAGAGACCGAAATGTTTAATGATGAAGTGACATCCCAGATAGTTGGTAAAGTTAAAATATATGATAAAGATACTGGAAAGGTACTCTTGGAAAAAAAGAATGCGATACATCCAGGTAATATGGCTTATGTTCTTGCATCCGCACTAGCAGGTAAACCTACAAGCGTTAACTCTGCTGGCGCGCCTCCCATAGTTAATTGGATGGCTTTCGGCAATGGTGGTAGTAACTCTACCACTACATTAGAATATCGTGCACCTAGAGTTTTTGGAAATTATGATCAACTTCCCATAACTGCAAGTAATTCAACGCTTTATGCAAAGGTGTATGAACAGGAGACAGTTAATACAGTTTATTATGCAGGTGAGGAGATGGATAGTAATGAATCCGTTCCCGCAAATACTGCTAAGATTGTATGTTCTGTTGAAGTTAACCACACCGCATATGAAGATGCAGTTAAAATAGTTGATCCCAGTTTAAATTTACCAGAAACAGATAGTTCGCCAGATACACTAAGTGTGAATGCGTTTACAATTGATGAAATAGGACTAATGGCTGGAGTAACTACTAATGGCGACATGGATGAATCAAAAACAACAATGTTGACTCATGTCACATTCCATCCGGTATTGTTGTCAGCAAATAGAACAATTATTATTGACTATACCATAACGATTCAAGTAAATTAAGGAGTGGTGAATGTCCCCGCAAAGTTATCCCATAAGTAGTCAATTCACATCTGATGATTTTAATTTATTAGCAAACGATATAAATGAAATTGTTGGTATAGGCGCAGGTGATTCTGGATATGGACAAGACCAACTTTTTGTTAATCATGTTAATAAAGGGCAGAGATTACTTAAAAAGAACTGGATGGAACTTTTTTATGCAATGACTTTTTCTGCATCGCATCAAGGAACAACACTCACTACGCTTAGTAATATATTCGAAGGCGATTTTGATTCTTTAGATGATATAATATATCATATCGATACGATTCGTACAGATATAGAATCTATTAGAACAAATAAATTAACTTCTAATTTAGGAAAAATGTCAGTTCAAAACAATGTTTCTAGTGTGCAGCAAACATATGTTGATAATTTAGAAACAAATGATCCAGATGAGTTATGGAAAACTTCGAATATAGGTAAGAATATAATATTTAATACTAAATTTGCAAGTGAAGATGCAAGACGGTGGCACTTTAATGCTGGCGGCGATATTAGAATTACTGCCGACTTATTAATAGATAGTGCTCCATTATATATTCCTAGTATCGCATGGAGTAATCTATTTGATTCAATCGGTGTTATAATTATTGGACATTCCCAAACCGTTTCATCAACTGGAATTGGCACGTCTGGACCTGGATTTACAAGTCTAACTGCAGACTGGCAACAGATTTATAATCGTGTGTATTCTGCGTTAGAAAATCCAAGTTTTAATGGAAATTCAGTAACTGTTTACGCTAAACTTTCTGGCGATGCTAATATAGAAATTAATGTAACAATGACAAATTGTGACACTTCAACCGAACTTAGCTATGGCGGTTATTACTGTGGTGATGGTGTATTGCCAACAGATCCAATTGGAACTACAAATGGAGATTATGTTATTGGAGATTTATCAATTAAATTATCACAGAAACGTGCTGATGATTCTGATAGTAGTAGTCTTGGCGTTATCACTGAAATGCCAATTTATAATATAATATCTGATATTTCAGAAATATCAGATTAATAAATTATTAATAATTTATGTTGACATATTGGTCTTGCTATGATATAGTAGAAGAGATTAATATTAGTGGAATTATTATAATGGAAGATTTACAAGATATTTTATCCTATAGAAACACATTGTGTACATTTAATCTTAATAAAAAGATTATGCAAGATAAAGTTTCAACTGCTCTAATACATCATGAAAATGGTGGATCGTTTGATATAACTCAAGAATTTATTGGATTCTTGAATTATGCTGTACAAAATAATAAGAAAACCATTGTCATTCTAGATAGAAATAATTTGCCTATTAGAATAAATGATATTGTCGAACTATTAGAAACTGTCTCTTGTAAATATTTTGAAGTTGTGAATGATTTTTATATGCAGTATGAACAGTTGCGTAGTTCATCAAAAATTGAAATAGCATTAGAAATATAATGAATGGTATAATAATATTTTCCCATAATAATAAGTATATAGATTATGTTATGATAGCATGTGCAAGTGCAGGCTATGCAAGAAGAAACTTGTCTGGATTTCATGAAATATGTTTAGTTACAGATAAAGAATCATTATCTGGCAATGAAGAATTAGTTAATATGTATTTTGATAGAACCATCATAGTACCAGTTCCCACTGATGCCACTACTCGTAAATATCATGATACTTATAGTGATTCAGTAAATGCGAAATTTATTAATACTAATAGAGGAAATGTTTATAACTTATCACCGTATGATGAAACTCTAGTAATTGATTGTGATTATTTTATAATGTCTGATGTATTGGATGGTGTATGGGGAAGTAAAAACGATTTCATGATTACTAAAAACTATTCTGATATTTCTAACAATAATTTAGATAGCGTTATTAAAATATCTAACACCAGCATTGACATGTATTGGGCAACGTTACTTTATTTTAGAAAGAGTGAATTTACTTCAATGTTATTTAGTATGGTTGATATCATAAAAAATAATTGGAAGTGGTATTATAAAAAGTATTCCTGTGATATAAAATTATATCGTAATGACCATACGTTTTCAATTGCACTTCATATTATTACAAATGGTATGAATGATATTGTTCCTAAATTGCCTATAAATTGCTTGATGAATAGTTTTGATACAGATAGAATCTTTAGAATTGATAGTCCGACTAATATTTTAATGCTTACTAAGATGAATAAAAAAAGTGGCAATATGGTTAGGATTCAGAATACTGATTTGCACATAATGAACAAGGGAAGCATTATGAAAAATATAGACAGTTTCTTTGAATATGGTATGGCAAATTGAGTAGAGGTTACATTATAATTGCTCAAAATTCAGATGTTGACCACTTGCGATTGTCATATGCGTTGGCGCTGAGTATAAAAGCAACACAAGAAGAAAATTTAGTTTGTCTTTGTGTTGATAACAAGACTGGCGATAGATTAGAACAAAAGCATATCGATATATTTGACCACATAATTGATATACCCTGGAAAGATAATGCGGCATCTTCGACATGGAAAATAGAAAATAAATGGAAATATATTCATATGTCTCCATTCGACCAAACTATTATACTCGATTCTGACCAGTTGTTTACTGCGTCAGTCGATCATTGGTGGGACATTCTAGCCTCATCGGATGTATGCTTATGTTCCAATGCCAGAACATTTAGAGATAAACCAGTAACAAGTGATTATTATCGTAAAAAATTTACAAGTTGTGAACTTCCTGACATATACAGTAATTTTACTTACTTTAATAAATCTAAAAAATCATTTCAATACTTTAGATTAGTTCAAGATATTATGGAAAATTGGGATTATTACTATAATGCATACTTGGATGATGAAGGGCAAGATTGGATAAGTGCTGATATTGCATTCTCTCTGGCTGCAAAGTTGTTCCCATCAAATAGTTCTATTACTATCAACTCAGTTGTTCCCAAATTTGTACATATGAAAAGTCACGTACAGAATATACCAAATAGAAGTATATCTTCTGCTTGGAATAAAACATTGCCAAGTTATGTAACTGATGATTTGAGAATTGTTGTTAATAATCAAGAAATAATAATGCCATTTCATTATGTAGAAAAAGATTGGCTCACAGATTCAATTATTGAAAAATATGAGGATGTAGTATTATGTTCGAGTGTATAAAAAATATAAAGGACTCTGATGATTACAAGATAGTTTATTTTGACGATAATGGCACAATCGAATCATTTGAAAACCGTGTGTGTTCTGATAGTAATAATACATATGCATACTTTAAAACTTCTGATATTAGTATTTTATTAGATGGCACACGAAAAATTGATGATTTCCATGTCATTTACAAAAATGATACAGTGAGTTATTATATTGTTCAAAAAGATAGAAAAAAACCTATACATATAAAAAATAATATACAAAAATTGAAAACAATGTTTAATCCGACAATTATTATTGATATTATTGACACAGGATTTTCATTTCAGTTAGCAAAAGATATATCGGTAGACACCACATTGCTTGCTAAGTTAAATCAAAATTTCTATATTACATTAAAAGACGAGCCTGATTTTATAATTGATGCTGTAAATTTAAATTATGAAAAGTTAATTTCTGGTGAAAAATATACAATTAACTACATACATAAATACGATGACATAAGTATGTATATAACTGAAGAGATACTAGAAACTTATTCAATAAAGGATAAAAGATTATTATGACTACAATTACAATTAAAGACTTAGATATTTTTTATCTTAGTTATGATGAACCTAACAAAGAAGAGCATTATGTCGATTTATTGAAGAAGTATCCACACGCAAAACGTATTGATGGCGTAAAAGGATTTGATAATGCACATAAGGCTTGTGCGCGTGAAAGTAAATCAGATAGATTTATAACTATTGATGGTGATAATATCGTTGATGAAAAATTCTTTGATCTTGTATTGAATTTTCCTACCAACATTGATATAAGTAAAAGTGTAATATCCTGGGGCGCAAAGAACATAACAAATGGATTAGTATATGGCAATGGTGGCATTAAATGCTGGCCTGTACAACTTGTGTTAGATATGCGGACTCATGAGAATGCAGATAATGAAACTAAAAAACTTGACTTTTGTTGGGATTTAGATTACAAGCAAATGAATAATACATATTCAATGATATTTAATAGTGGATCACCATTTCAAGCATTTCGTAGTGGTTTTCGTGAAGGTGTTAAAATGTCGTTGGATGAAGGCAAAATTATTGAACCTTCTAAATTTAAAACTAAAGTTTGGCCAAAGAATTATCATCGATTACTTACCTGGTGTAATATTGGTGCAGATATAGAAAATGGTTTATGGGCAATATATGGTGCGCGTCTGGGATGTTATCGTGTCAACTTCGATGAAACCTTTATCACTGAAAGTATTAGTGATTATGATTGGTTCAAATCTTATTTTCATGATGATATATATCCAGAATTTTTGTCAGACAATTCTGAATTCGATGAAGACTTGTTATATGATAAATCATTAGAATTAGGTGATAAATTATCAGAAATGCTAGGAATGGAATTATGTGATCCAACAGCAGAAATGTCAAACTTTTTTAAATTAGTTTACATAAATCCCAAGCGTGTAGGAAATCCACTGGCAACTGAAAAATCAACCGGTTGGGATAGATAAAAATAAAATTATAACCTAGGAGATAATTATGGTTAAGAAAATAAGACTATTGGATGCACCAATTGATGAAGTCAAAGAAAATAACAATGAATTTAATGCTGAAATTTTAGAATTAGCAAAAACTATGGATTGGAAACTATGGGAAATATTACAATCTGTGCAACGTTTGGAAGAACAAATGAATAATAAAATGGACAAAGATAAGTAGATGCCCTTAGGACCACAAGACTTTTATAATCGACTAGATCATCATCACAGTGAGTGTAAAGATTGGGTAGTTGTGAATTGGAATTTGGGTAATATGTGCAATTTTACTTGTTCATATTGTCCTAGTATACTAAATGATGGTAGTTTTGGATGGAATGATTTTAAAATTATTCATGAATTCATTGATGCCACTGTAGAACATTATTCCCCTCGTAAAGTATATTTCGAATTTACTGGAGGAGAAGTAACCTTATGGAAAGATTTTATTAAGTGTGCTGAATATATTAAATCTATTGGACACGACATTGGATTTATCAGTAATGGAAGTCGTACCGTACGGTGGTGGGAAAAGAACAAAGAGAAATTCGATCATGTTTGCTTAAGCTTTCATCCAGAAGAAGGCGATGCCGAACATTTTCTTAACGTAGTTAAGATTATGAGTGAACAATGTCGTACCCATGTAAACATAATGATGCATTATGATCCTGAAATATGGCCAATCTGTCAAGACCTTGCTGAAACCGTTATTAGTATTCCAAATATTAGCCTTGCTTTGCAACCGTTAATTATAGATTTTGGTGAAACACTTTATACTTATACTGATGCACAAATAGGATACATTGATAGACAATGGCATGATCTAGCAAGTAATATAGAACATACAAAGTCTTGGCCTATATATCGTGGTAGTATGCAAATGCACGATGATGTTAATAATTTAAGTGAAAATAGCAGTGCACATCGTTTTATTAATGATAAGACAAACAACTGGAAAGGTTGGTTGTGTTGGAGTGGAATAGAACAGATTGTAGTAGACTTTGATGGTAGTGTAATGATTGGCTGGTGTAGAGTGGGCGGAACTCTTGGTAATATGAAGTTACCAAAGAATATCAAATGGCCAACTAAGCCTGTAATGTGCACAAAAAGTATGTGTCATTGTAACTTTGATATTATGAGTAAAAAATTACTTCCTAAAAATAGATATGAGGTCTTAGAAGATGCCGATTAAATCAGATCCTCGGATTCCATTAGATAATAAACAACTACGTGTGTATGATACGAATGGTAAGTTTATTAGAATGAGTGTGGATGAGGCTATTGCAAGAGAACATAACAAATGGAAGGGATGGCAGTGTAGTGCCGGAGTGCGTGGACTTTATATAGATTATGATGGTAATATATGGAATGGCAACTGTGCCAGTAGTCATAGAAATAGTACTGCACATCATGATACAACTGTAGAAGGATGGAGGGTTGAGCGTGAAAGAATATTTGGTTCTTATCCGCATATTGAATGGTATAATGAAAATACAATAGGTGGTTGGCCGTTGCCTAAGAACGGTTGGGAAACATGCGAACAACATATTAAACTACAAGATGCATTAAAAGAAGCAGAAGAAACTTTTTTCAAGAATTTAGGAAAGAATATACAAACAGATAATATTGATACAACTGCAAGTGCATGGAAATGGGAAAGTACATTAGATGACATACCGAAAAATTGGGGGTTGTTAGGCAATATTCGTGAAGGTATTGATATACCTGAAAATTATACAGTTTGTCCTTTTAAGAGTTGTGGCTGCGGTGCGGATGTAATTTTAAGTAAAGCAAAAACCGTAGAACATATGAAGTTACTGGATGTGACACATAATCAATATGATGGCACTAAACGTGGTGGCAAGAATTATCTCACTGATAATATAGATGAAAGCGTTGGAGTAGAAATGAACTTTCCTATTCCATATCAAATCTTATGGGACATTGGAAGACGATGTAATTATGCATGTGACTATTGTTGGCCGGCAGTTCATAGTAATACTGAAAAGTTTCCATCATATGAAACTGTTATAAATACTATCGATATGATTATCGATAATTGGGGCAACGGCGAACAAATCAGATGGAATTTTGGTGGAGGTGAACCTACAATGCATCCGCAATTCATTGACATTTTAAAATATTTAAAGTCTCGAAATCAATGGATATTGGTAACTACAAATGGCAGTCGAAGTACAAAATTCTGGAGTGAAGCAATAAAATATATTAATAGTGTTAATATGAGTGCACATTTTGCTAGTATGGATCTATACCGAGGCAACGAAGAAAGATTCATTGAAAATTGTAAAATAATTATGGATCATCATGATAAAGTTGACGAAGATAATTGGCTTGAGATAAAACTAATGACCCCACCAGGATTTCTAGAAAGAGCAGAAACAATGCGTGATAAAATACTCAATATTTCACAGTGGCATACGCCTGGTGCAAACGGACGCATGAAGGGCTCACTTAGTTTAGTTCCTATTCGTGATATAAATAATTCGGAATCTCTTGTAAATTACAGTGATAATGAAATAGAATTTTTTAAGGAACAGTAGATGGTAGATTTAATTAATAAAAACATGTTTAATTTAGATAGTAGTATAAGACGTACTGCAGCCGAACGTATTGCTATGGTAGAACATGAAGATTGTCCACTAAATGTGTTAGAATCAGTTGCTCAGTTTGACACGGATCCGATAGTATTATATGCTGTGTTGAATACTGATCGTTGCAATGATGATATAGAAAAATTGATATATAAAAATAGTAATATTGATTTTGCTGCATGGTTAAAAGAATTTAAAAAATTAGAGGCTTCTAAACCTAAACAAGTAGATAAATCCCACCCAATGCATAAAACATTTTGTAGTATTCCTTGGGTTCATGCTGGAACAAATGCAAACGGTACAATCAGAGCGTGTTGCCAAATGATTTTTAATGATTCACTATCAAATGTAGGATTGATAAAAAAAGATGACGGTAGATTACTAAACTACAATGACAACATTTCGGAGCATCGTAATGCAAAGTTGTGGAAAACAGTCAGAAGTGACATGCTTAAAGGAAAACGAAGTTCTGTTTGTAAACTATGTTGGGAAGAAGAAGATTCATCCGATACAAATATACCGTCTTCTAGGCGCGCATATGCCAATCAATCATTTCCAGATACAATGGCAAAAGCACTTGATATGACAGATGAAGACGGTACGATATCCCATGCTGACTTTCCTATTGAATGGTGGGATTTGAGATTTGGCAATAAGTGTAATCTAAAATGTAGAACTTGTGGCCCATCAAATAGTGACTTGTGGTATAAAGATTATAAATCTATTCAAGAAGACGATGGCAACACTAATATTATAATTGATTTAGACGGCGAAAAAGCTGCAATTATAACAAATAAAAAAGGACAACTTGAAATACCACATATGAAAAGTTGGTACGAAGATTCTAGATTATGGAGCGATATTAATAATAATATTACTGATATTAAACGAATTTACTTTACTGGTGGCGAACCTACCATCAATCATAAACATAAAGAACTTTTAGAAAATATAATAGATGCTGGACATTCCAAGAATGTTACCTTAGAATATAACACTAATGCAGCAGCAAGTACTAAAAGTTATTTTAAATTATGGAAACAATTTAAAGATGTTTCATTGGGACTTAGTTTAGACGGGATGTATAGTCATTTTGAATATATCCGACATCCTGGTAAGTGGAATAAAACTGAACGCATTCTCAATGAGATTGATACTGCGACAGGACTAGACAACTTAACAGGCAAAATAACTCTTACATGTAGTGTAATGAATGTATTTCATTTACCGGATTTTATGTATTGGATGAAGGAACAAAATTATACTAGACTTAACAATGAAATTCATGTACATTTGGTTTACGGACCTGAAGAATATAGTATACACCATTTACCCGACAGGCTAAAGCAAGAGGTTGATGAATTATATAATAGATTTATCAGTCATATATGGAAACGTTGGCCTGATGCAAGATGTACTACGCATGGTATGTTATGGTGTGAAATTACTGAACATTCATTACGTCAAGTATTAGCGCAAATGTGGAGTAAAGAACCAGATAGTAAAATTTGGAATAAATTTAAAGAAACAACTATAAAATTAGATAAGTTACGAAACGAAGATTGGAAAGAAAGTTTACCTGACCTAGCAGGCGCCATAGAGAGAATGAATAATGCCGAACAAAGAAAACAAAGAACAAAACTTGCAGACTACTCCAACAAAAAATCTAAAGCGCACAAAATTTAATTTTGATAGTGAAGATAGAGATCAAATTGTTCTGAGTGTTATTCAGCATGAAGAAGAAATGCGGCATGCTAATAGTCATCTTGGCAAACTAGACAATCCGGATGTTGAAAAGAAATATATACCGTGGTCACTACAACACGAATCAGATATTAAATATCAATATTGGAGTTCCCTAAACAAACCACTTGCTGATAGTAAAATATCATTTGTTGTATGTCCTGCATGGGGTGTTGTCTTCCCCCCATATAATGCTGCACGATTATCTGCGTTGCTTCGACATAACGGATATGAAGTTAATGTACATGATACAAATATAAAAGCATATCATCATCTTAAAAGAATGTTAAATTATGATCCGTGGGATGCAATTTATTGGGATCATTGGCAGGTCCCTAATTATGATAATTATATTAGAGATGCACTCAAACCGTTACTTGATGAAACTATACAGCAGATAATTGCTGATGGTTCTCAATTTGTTGGATTTAGTATGTATGCAACCAATCTTCTACCTACCTCATATATGATGAAAGAATTAAAAAGATTAGCACCTGAGATATGCATAATAATAGGTGGTCCAGAATCCTTTCAAGACTGGCTAGATGATAGAGATCCTAATCCCGAGCATCGTCACCTCGAGCATTTGGTTGATATAATAAATTCATTTGATGTTCGTATTATAGGCGAAGGAGAAGAAATGCTTTTAGGCTTTTTAGACAATCATCGTGACTATCCAATAGCAGAAGGCCCTTATGATTTTGGCGGGGTCAAAAGCAGATTAGACCTTAATCAACTGCCATTTCCAGATTACAGTGACTATAATCTCAATGAATATACTACGCAGGGTGGAGTAAGTATAGAAACTAGCAGAGGTTGTATTGCATTGTGTAGTTTCTGCAGTGAGACGCATTTTTGGAAATTTCGATCACGTGACAGTCATAATGTTATTGATGAAATGCAGCATCAAATTGATACATATGGAACAAATAGATTTTGGTTTGTTGATAGTTTAGTTAACGGCAACTTGAAAAGTTTTAGAGACTTAGTGGACCAAATCATTGAAAGAAAAATGGATATACGATGGAATAGTTATGCAAGGTGTGACGGTAGAATGGATTTGGATTTCTTTCATAAAATTAAAGCAAGTGGCTGTAGTCTATTAAGTTTTGGAGTTGAAAGTGGAAGCGAAAAAGTATTAGACGAAATGAAGAAGAAAATTAAAGTTTGGGAAATAGAAGACAATCTGCGTGACGCCAGAATTGCAAATATTGAAAATCATGTAAACTGGGTAATAGGTTTTCCTACTGAAACTACTGCCGATTGGTGTCATAGCCTACATGTATTATATAATACTAGAAATTGGGTAACTGTTATTAGCCCTGGTATGACTTGTGGCGATGCACCTCTTAGTGATATGAATAAGAATTGGAAAGACTATAATATAGCATGGAATGAAAAGCCGTGGGATAATAAATTTATGAGTAATTGGTATACCCATGGATATGAAAATACCGTCCTGCATCGTGCAATTAGATTAAAATACGTGAACCAATGGCTATCTATGTGTGTTAATGAAGCAGAAGGCTCAGTAATCAATGCCCAGAGCCGCCCCGGATTTGATAAGTTTGTAGATTTTAAATGGAATAATCCAGGAAAATATGTAGATTATATTCCGCAACAGGACAAGCAAGATTTTAATAAATTCAAGCATGACCACATACAAGTTCAATTTGCTGCAAGTTTAGCAAACGAAAATCTACCTCATATGTGGATTATGTATAAAGCGTTTGGTGGTCATAGTTTTAAAATGATATGGGATCCAGAATTAGATATGGAAGAATTTGGTATGAACCTTGCCACAATGTTATCGGGTGAAGCATCATGGAATGTCAATGACAACGGAGATTATGAATTTAAATGCTGGTATAAGTTTGAACACGTTGCACAGAATGATGATAAAACGATAGAACATTATGAAATAAAAAGAGAAGACATGTCATTCGAAAAACAAGTATTTGAAGCATCTGGTAATATATCAGAATTTGATGGGATTACTCTACATAATGAATGATGAAAATAAATTATTTAATGATATTTTTCTAAACAGAAGAGATGATGATGTAGATTATGCATTATTATCTCATCCCTCGCATAGTTGGAGAACTGTAGCACAGCCAACATACGCAGATTGGCTACAGGTATTGGATGAATTTACCTTACTAGATTGTTTTATTGATGCAAGGAAATATAATATGAGTTACTTGTGGAATTTGGGTAATCTTCAAGAAAAGTATCATAGTATACCTAGTGGTAATGGAGTGTTAACTGGATTAAGTTTTCTTAAAGACCTTGAAATAATTGATACCCTCGACCAGGAAGATTACAATAATCTATTCAGTCGTTTTTTAAGACTTGTATTGTTAGCATCTGAATTAGTTAATACCGAAGTCAAGTCGCCACCAGTCTTGAGTAATATTGTCCATAACACTATTCATCCAGGCAGTACGTTAGCACAAGCACACCAGATAATAGATAAGCCGCTACGAGTTATAGTAATGATACCCAAAGATAATAGTCGTATTAACATACCAATTAATACTATTGATGTTAATAAATATATAACTACCATATCACAACTAGAATCTAGTTATGATGGAAAACTGTTGGGATTCATTGAAAAAATCGAAGGGTTAGTATCTCATTTGCATCTTTATAGTTATCATGATGGTTGGAGTCAGCCTGATCAGCGAGGATATGTAAGAGATCCGGACTTTGACTTAGTACGATTTGCAGAAAATTGCAATGTCATATTACCGGATGATAGTGATACAGTACGTGTCACATTCCCTGGTATGAAAAAAGAAACAAAATTTAAAATAACGGATGACCCGATATTGGTTCGCAGATTATTAGAATATGGTAACAATAATTGTTTTATAGAAAGATATTAAAATGGGATTTGTAGGAGTAACAAATTACAAAAAGACAAGTGATCGACTACCAGGTAAGCATCACAATATATTTGATGGTGACAAAACACTGGTAGACATTAAACTAGAACAATTATTCGCAGCAGGAGCAGAACACGTTTACATAAGTACAGATGATAAAGAAGTTTCAGATACTGAAAATGTAACTTATATTCACCGAGATGCGAAGTATTGTAATAATGTTACAAGATTTTCATATGTACTAGAGCAAATATATAATGATGTTCCAGTTGACGATAACCAAGATGTTGTTTATACTTTTGTGTGTTGTCCATTATTTAATCGTTATAAAGAATTATATGATGCCTATATATATAGTGGTAAAAATCAAATAGCAGTACATGCAAGTACTCATTATTATTTGGATGTGAATAAGCGTCCTATTAACTTTTCATTCGGTTTATGGCACCCATATAGCCAGGGCATTGATCCAGTATATATGTTCCCTTATGCAGGGACAGTGTGTAAAATGCAAGACTTGCGTGAAGCTAAATATATGATACCTCTGGAGTTTGAATATTTTACTATGAACCAATTTGAAGCAATTGACATTGATGTGCGTGAAGAATTTGAATTAGCACAGACTTTATATAGGTATTACAAATGAAGAATTATAAACAATTTGTTCTATTAGCACATCCAAGATCTGGATCAACGTATTTGATGTATTTGTTACAGCGTTATTTTAACATGCGATTTTATCCTAGATTTCGCCACAGCGGACCTGATTTTGGTGGCAACTTTGTGTTTACTAACGACTTAATTACAGATGTAGATTGGAATCCAGGAGAAGTAAAAAATTATAGAGATGTGACTACTACTAACACTGTAGTAAAGAGTTTATATGATTATAACGAAAAAGATATATATACTGTTTGGAAAATAATAATAAATGACTTAATGTTTGAAATGGACTATCAAACTATACGTGACACTACTAATTTATTTTCTATTGGTAGAAAAAATTGGAAACATACAGTAATTTCATTTTTAAAAAGTAAACAGACAGGAGTATGGAATGTTATACACGAAATTGATATACAAGAATTTGACCATCTCAGTGTAGAAGTAAAAGATATAATTTATATCTGTAAATTAATTAGTCATTGGTACAATTTAACAAAAAAATATGAAGTAACTAATATTTGGTACGAAGACTTAATATTTACAACAAAAGACTTGGAAATTTTTGGATTGGATTATGACAATTTACATGAACAATATGATGCAAATACCCTCCTGGATAATTCAAATTTGGATTCCAAAAAAGTTACAAAACTAAGTGAGTATGAGATGTTCGATGAAATGCTAAAAAGTAAAAACATTCATATTGATGAATTATTACGAATAACTAATCTACCTGTTAATGAAAAAAATAAAAATTTGTTGATAGATATATGAATTTTAGAAAAAAACTTAGAAACCTATATTTTTACCAGCGAAAGTGTTAGAAATGAAGTTTGAACTGTACGCACGTGGAATATATCCAGATTTTGGAAGAAAAGTAACGAGCAAAGATATATTAATAGAACAAAAGACATCGCACGGTAAATTCAGTAATAATAGAAATGACGAAGAGAGAACTATCGAATCAGTTCTAAAACATGAACAATCATATAAAGATAAATTGAAAGAAATTTTTACAATTGGCATTGACAACTACACTGTAGATGAATTTTGTAAATGGAAATATAGTTACAATAATTATGACTTCCGAAGCAGTTTCGATTATACAAAAAATAATACACAAAATGAAATATGGTGCTTTGGTTGTAGTTTTACTGAAGGTATAGGGGTACCCGAAAATAGAAGATGGACAAATCAATTACAGAACTATACGGAACGAAAAGTAATTAATTATGGACTTAGTGGTACTGGTATAAACACTGCTTATAGAATTTTATTAAATTGGATAAAACATGTTGATTACCCTCCTAGTGATATTATAAATCTTGGATTCTTTGAGGGAAGAGCGGAACATAAAAGAACGTATGATGGGAATACTTTTTATAGACCATTAATGATCGATACATTGGATGATCTAAAGAAACGCAATAATGATTTGGGAACACTGAAATTTAAAATAAGTGAACATGGATATTCTTTTAAAGAAATTCAAACGTACCTACTACAAGAATCTGACAAGTATGATTTTTATCATAATAGTATAAAAGATATATGCAGGAATTATAATATTAACTATAATATAGAAAAGCCATGGTTTATTGACGCTAGTGAACCTTTTTGTAAATATGGGGCTGGCAGAGATTTGGCTCCTTTGAATTTAAAATCAGATATATCAATCAATGATATATTTTTACCAGATAATGAAAATATATATCATGACTTTAATAATTGGGTTTTACATCCTAGTCCTGTCTATCATAAAAAGATAGCGCATCATTTTTCTAATTGTATTGATTTATAAATTCTTATTACTTCACGTAATTCAATCTGGTCTCTTTAATATCAGAATTGCCCCAAACAGTGCCGCAATCTTTAACTTTTGCAGTGATACTAAAAATTCCAGTCATTTCTGATAAATCATCTTTAGTAGTAAAGAATGAAACGCGATTACCATCGGAAGTAATAGCATTTACATTCCATCCAGCCCAGGCAGTTGCCTGACGTTTGGAAACAATCTCAATATCTATAGTAACTTTATCACCTTTACTTCCAACGTATTCAGACCCAACCGAACGTTCTTCTAAATTCTTTTTATTAGTATCACGTTTTACATATTCAGGAATAAAAGCGATAATACCCATATGCTTTTGAATATATAATTCATCATCATTTTCTGCCAAAAATTCATGAATACTGGTTTCAAAATCGTTCATATTATCACCGAGAACTTTGAACATAAATTCCATATTCAGATTATCAAGCATTGATTGTGCGGCATTCAATAACTCAGTATCTTCTAGAATATTTGGAACTACCTCTTCTAATGTTTGAATAACATGTCGATTGCTTTCTTTAATACGTGTGTATCGTTGGACTTTTTCACCATCTTCGATTCTAGTAACAAAGTCTGACTTTCCGCCACGTTTTAAATATTCGCCGTTAATACGTTGTGCTGCAATTGCCAAAGCAAGAACTTCTTGTTTTGTTTTTGGTTTAATATAAGCACCATTTTCTTTTAATTCGGGATTACAAAATTTAATAGGATCAATCATTGTATATTCTCCACCATATCAGCCGCACGATCAAAATATTCAGAATATGTTTCTCCGTCTAAGAGAACTTGCCACTTTTCGAAAAGATCGCTATCGACAAAATTCCAATCAATTTCACCGCTTTCTTTTTTGTTTTCTGATCTATAGGTTAGATTAATCATATCATTGCAAAACCAAGCGAATGTAGCATCCATTATACTGCCTCCACTTTGTAACTACGAACTTCAGCCCATTCACCACTGTTACTAAGACTGGAATGTAATGCACGTGCATTTTCATATGTTAACCCACTGACATGCATACTGTCTGCATTTTCACCAAAGTTCTTCGCTGCTACTGACCACATAATGTTCTCCTTAACTATCTAACTTATGCACTCTTTATATAGTGATTCGTAATGATTGTCAAGATTTAATACAACCATTCCTGTAGTTTTTCGTAAACAAACGAATAGTCATTGTTGATTACGTCAAGTTCTTCTTCTGTGGCTTCAACGCCATTGATAACAGCAGATTCAATATACGCATCGCAGAACTTAGGATAGTCTGCCATGTCAACGCCTTCAAATTCAATATCAGTTACTTTTGTGAAATCTATAATATTCATATTATCTTCTCTTTCTTTTGATTACTTAACTAGTATAAAGTGATTCGTCGGGGTTGTCAATATTCTTTTTCAATGACATTAATTTATTCTCACTACTTTTATATTATCTAAATTGGCGCCAGTATATTTACTAGCACTGCCACCCGTCATAAATGCCTTTTCTCGGGCTGAGTATTCAGTCATTGCATATTGATATCCAAGAAAGATATCATTGTAGAATATTTGCCAAGTATAAATCATAAAACCCGTCTTCAACTATATTTTTCTACATGAACAACAAATCCAACTTGACGATTTGGATCGTCAGCGTCATGGCCACTATCGTGCGCAAATGGTCCACGGATGTATGTGTCGCGGTCTGGCCGCCCAGTTTCTTTTGTATTGAAACCTTTGATATACGAAAGAGCCTCTTCTTTTGTTTTGAAGAAATAACTGTTTTTCTTGTGCATGATGATTTCCTATCTAACTTATACATTCTTTATAAAGTGATTCGTCTATAATGTCAACCTTTTTCTCAAGATAAATAACTACGAATATAATAAAGAAGGATGTATAAAAAATGTTATATGCGAATGGATGTAGTTTTACATATGGTACTGGACTAGCAAATAAAGAAACTGCTTGGCCATATGAATTGGCTGAACTATTAGGATTTGATAGACAAGAGACGAAAACAGAAGCGGATCGAGGAGTTTCTAATTTTTATATTGTTCGTACAGCAATTAAAACAATAAGTGATATGCTTGCCAATGGTGAACGTCCGTTTGTTGCTATTGGATTAACAACTCCAAATAGAAAAGAACATTTTATTGAAGATAAAAATTTATTGATACACAATATACCTGCGATTGAATATCATGGTAATATAAGACTTGATGCTAATACAAATGATGATTTAAAGAAACTAAATGAATTATACATGAAGCATTTTTGGTCACCAGTGTATGATTTTCATCAGTATCTTATCAATGTTATTACACTTCAGAACTTTTTAAAAAATGCAGAACTAGAATATGTATTATTTAACTCTTTAAATCTAACTCCTAATCTTATTGATCCCACTAGATTTTCAGAAATATGCAAGACCTATGAGATGGAAAATGTTATGAAACAAATAGATATGCAATACCTATATGAAGACCAGACATTTTTTACTTATATGTATGATTTGAATCTATATTATGACATAGAGGGAGATGAAAAATTTTTACATCCCAATGATGTAGCACATAAAGATTGGGCTAAAATTATATTCGATGATATTGAACGTACAAGATCGGGAAATGGATAATGTATATATATTGTATATCTGATGGAGCAGAATTGTGTAAATTTGGATTTAGTAATAATCCAGAAAAAAGACTCAAAACACTACAAACTGGAAATGCAAAAAAACTCAATATTATTGAAACAATTCATATAGATGGTGATGTTGTTAAATTGGAGAAAAAACTACACCGGGAATATGCACATCGTCGCGTACATGGTGAATGGTTTAATGCTACTCCAGAAGAAGGAAAAGAAATGCTAACCTGGTTTGAAATACATTACATTAATTGAGAATTATTATGGGAATTAAGACTATTTTTGAAATATTAGATGCGTGGCATACTGAACGCAAGAGACACGATGACAAAACGTTTAAGCAATGGCTCAAACATGTCGGTGGATTGTGGACATCTAAAGAAGAATGGAAAAAAATAGGCAGATTAGAAACTTGGAAGCCAGTAGTTGAAGATACTGGAAAAGGTATAGGCAAAATGTTTATAGTAAAAGTTCTCACTGTAATAATATTAATAATACTAGTAAATATAGGAATAGAATAAGAATGAAAAAAATATGGCAAATAATAATTTATCCTTATACAATGTATAAAGAGAAAAAACGATTAAAAAAACGTTTAGCAGAACTACGTAAGCGTGATCCGTTTATATATAAATGATTGTATTAGGTATATCAGGTGCATTAAACCATGATGCTGCGGTCAGCGTCATTAAAGACAGTGAAATTTTATTCGCTAGTCATAGTGAACGCTATTCTAAAATTAAAAATGATCCTAACTTGAATGCAGAAATAATTCAAGAAGCCCTCTCGTATGGTACGCCTGATGTAATAGCGTGGTATGAACGTCCATATGTAAAAAAGTGGAGACAATTTGTTGCTGGCCAATATTCGTTAGCATTTGATATGAACGAACTGCCGAAACGTTATTTAAAATCATTTTCACAACTTCGAAACATTCCGATAATATATCAATCGCATCATTATACCCACGCTGCAAGTGGATATTTTACTAGTCCGTTTAATAATGCTGTTGTAGTAGTAATTGATAGTATAGGTGAATTAGAAACATTAACTATATGGAAAGGTAATTGTAATAATCTAGAAAAAATTTATTCACAAGTTTATCCTGATAGTATTGGTTTATTTTACAGTGCGATGACAGCAAGATTGGGTTTAAAACCACAAGAAGATGAGTATATACTTATGGGTATGGCGGCATATGGAGACATTACCAGACAGGTAAGAGGCAAAACGATAGTAAATCACATGTATGATAAATTTGGAATAAAATTAAATGATCATACGAGTAAATTTTATCATATTGTTAATTTTAAAAAAAATCTACACAGAGGATGTAATGATTTTCTATCTGAGTTAACGAGTGAACAAGACAAATTTGATATCGCGGCAGCAACACAACATATATATACGCAGATGTTAGTCAAAATAATAGAATACGCCCGTAAAAACACAAAATGTGAAAACTTGGTACTGATGGGAGGATGTGCACTTAACTGTAGTGCTAATAGTTCTATCACTGATAGATTTAAAAATATATGGATTATGCCTAATCCTGGTGATGCTGGCAGTTGTATTGGAGCAAGTGGATCTTTATTTTTTAATAAGAGAACTAAATTACATACTCCGTATCTGGGACATAATATTGCGGGTTCTTATCCTGTTAAACGTGCCCTAAAAGCATTGCTAGATGGTGAAATAATTGGCATCGCTAACGGACGCGCGGAGTTTGGTCCAAGAGCATTAGGTAATCGCACACTTACAGCAGATCCACGTGGAGATACTATTAAAGATAGAATGAATAATATTAAGCATAGACAGAAATTTCGTCCATTTGCTCCTATGATATTAGAAGAAGATGTACACGATTATTTTGACATGCCAGAAAACATTATAGAATCTCCGTATATGCAGTTTGTTGCTAAATGCAAATATCCAGAAAAGTTTCCGGCTATTGTGCATATAGATGGCACTTCAAGGGTACAAACAGTAAACAAGAGCCAACATGCTGGATTGTATGAATTATTAACTGAATTTAAAAAGAACACTGGATGTCCAATGTTAGTTAATACATCATTGAATATAAAAGGACAACCTATAGTCAATGATATAAATGATGCCCGAGAATTTTCTAATCATTATGGAATAAAAGTCTTTACACACGATGATTAATATGATATAATAATAATAATTAATGGGATATCAATGGCATACGATTGTTTTTATATAATAGATGACTTACACGTTCAAGTGATTGAACAATATAAAAAAGTCAAGGAAAAGATTCCAAATGTACAGATTGTTAAAACAAATAATAATGTACATGATTTACACAAAGAAATAAAAAAGCACGTTAATACTCAGTACTATTGGATAATCGATAATCAAATAAATTTAACGGACTTTGATTGGAACTTCCGACCTTCTGAATGGGATAATAATTTATCACATATTTGGAGCGGCGATACAGGTATAAGAAATGAACACGGCCACGATATAGGCATTAGATTGTTACATAAAAATCATGATGTAGACAATATTGAAAATGATTTATATCTATTATCTGGTGAATATATTAAACACGATCTCTGTGGTGTTAATTCTAATATTAAACTGTACGATATAATTTATTTAAGTTATGATGAAGAGTTTGCTGATGAAAATTATCAAACAATATTAGAACGTTTTCCATATGCAAAGCGTGTCCACGGTGTTACTGGAATTTTTAATGCACACAAAAAAGCAGCAATGATTGCCGAAACTGATATGTTTTACGTAATAGATGCAGATGCTATTATTTCTCCAGATTTTAATTTTGATTATTATGCACCCATATGGGATCGTACAGTCGTGCATGCATGGCATTCAATTAATCCTATCAATGACTTGGTGTATGGATATGGCGGTGTTAAATTATTTCCAACAGCATTACTGAGAAATGCAACTGATTGGAATATAGATTTTACTACTAGTATATCAGAACATTTTAAGTTAATGCCGGATATATCTAATGTGACTAAGTTTAACACCGATCCATTTAATGCTTGGAAAAGTGCGTTCAGGGAATGTACTAAGTTGTCGAGTAAGACCATTAAGGGACAAGTAGATACAGAAACAAATGAACGATTGTTTACTTGGACAGCGATAGGAAAAAACAAAAAATTTGGCGAATACGCCATTGCTGGTGCGATTGCAGGCCGAAAATATGGTGAAGAAAATAAAGAAAACATCATAGAATTAAATAAAATAAATGATTATAATTGGCTAAAAGAAAGGTTTGATAGATATTATGAGTAGTGTCAGAAACAAAAGAGCAGCAAGAAGAAAAACAAATACACTCAAAACAAACTCAGTTGTGTATGATGAATTGAATAACAACACAAATCCAACACTTATAATTGAAGAAACAAATGAAATTGTATCTGATCCTGATGTTATAATATCTACAAATTCAAAAATACAGAAGTATGATTATCAGTACATGAGTAATTTGTATACAGAAGATAATACTTCACAGCAGCTTGGTAACTATAGGTGTGCAATGGATTATCTTGCTTATCATAGTATAAATGTTTCTCAGAGTGGCATGATGATACGCAGAATTAAAGATTTGATTTATGATTTTCCTAATTTTGACATGTCATCCTATCTTACTGACGTTAATGGTACTATAAACAGTTGGATAATATCCCAGATGACAAATATATTTGCAGCAAAGTATCTAGGGACAATTTATATCTTAGATGGTGGCATTGGATTATTAGGTACAAGCTTTTTGGATAGTTCGTTAATATTTCAAAATATTCGTAGTTTTGATTTAAACCCATCCGGCCAATTCATGGCAGATTCGATGATGAAAGATAAATTGCTAGAAGATTGGAACTTTAAATCTGCCACACAAGATATATTTAATATAAATTACATTAGTAACACATTTATTACTACTTTACCGGATGGCAGTTTGAGTAATCCATTTGATGAAATTCCTAATGTTATAATTAATACTAATATTAGCAATATTGAACACTATGAAGATTGGTGGAGAATGGTTCCAACGACACGATATGTTGTATTAGTTGGCAGTAGCAGTGATGATTCATGTAGACCATTCACTAGCTCAATAGCATTTAATCGCAAGTTTCAGTTAACAACAGAACTATATTCCGGTGTACAAAAAATAAATGGGATAAATTATTATATGAAAATCGGTATTAAGTAAATGCTCAAAACATTTGAATTATTAGATAGATTTGAACTACTATATCCTACTAATAGTAACCTTGCTGATTTACGCAGAGCATATATTGATCAAGATATTTCAAGTATTTTTAGATTGCTGCCAGCCGCAATAAACGGAGAACTAGAAGACTTGCGCAGAGCAGTGCTTGAACAAAATCTGCACAGTATTTTTAGACTTACGGACGACGAGGACTTGCGTAAACTTATACTAGAAGACAACACTTGGAAGTTGTGGCCAGTATTAGATCGTTATGTTGATACACAATTTACAGCAGCGTTCAAAAGTTTTTTTGTTAACAATACCGAAATATGGAATGACTGTTTCAGTCGAGGACAGTTGCGAAGTAAACTTTGGTTAGTACATGAACTTAAAAAGTGTAATGTAGATTTAGGTACTGTTTTCTTATGTGCAGGATGGTACGCTACTCTTGCAACCATGCTGTTTGAAAGCGACATTAAAGTAGACAAAATCCGCAGTTTTGACATTGACGAAACTTGTGTAGACATTGCAGAAGTTTTTAATAATCCTTGGTTTTCGAATCAATGGAAGTTTAAAAGCATAACAGCAGACATACTAGATATTGATTATACTCAACATACTTGGCAATGTTGGAGTAAAACGAACAATCGTATGAGTTATCCTATTGTAGATTCTCCTGACACTATAATTAATACTAGTTGCGAACATATTGCGAACTTTGCAGCGTGGTATGATCTAATACCAGATGGTAAACTAGTTATACTACAAAGCAATAACTTTTTTGAAGTAGAGGAACATGTCAATTGTATAAATAACATTGCAGAGTTTGTAGTAATGGCGCCTATGCAAAATATATTATATAGTGGTGAATTAAAACTTGATAAGTATAAGCGATTTATGATAATAGGATATAAGTAAATATTACTTTAAAAGTTGAATTTATAATGGGAAAATAGATGCTATTTAAAAACACACAAGATGACTATACAATGAGTATAGATTCTAACATTACTAAAATAGGATTAAAAATATCAGGCGGGGCAGATAGTGCATTAGTAGCCTATATGTTGGCCAAATATGCAGAAGCGGAACGTCCAGATTTAAAAATTTATCCTATAACTGGAGTGAGTGAAAAAAAACCATTTCAGGAAATATTTTCTAAACAGGTTATATCAAAAATTGAATCGCTTGTCAACTATACCTTTAGTACTCATATCGCTGGGCCAGTAAGGAGTGATACAAACTATGTTAAAGACCAAGACATTTTGGTAATCAATGCTTACAAATCATATGGTTTACAGTCCCACTATGCTGGAATAACTGCTAACCCTAGCGCAGAGCAAGCACCTGAACTAGTAGATCCTAGCGAATTTAATTCAGCATGGTATAATGAACGTCAACGTGGCAAAGAAAAAAAATCTTATACTAATGGATTTAGTACACGCCCGTTGATCAATACTGATAAAAAAGGTGTGTGTGAACATTATGTTACATTGGGAATATTAGAGGAAATATTCCCATTGACTAGAAGTTGTGAAATTCACACCACTGATTTTACACATCACTGTGGCAAATGTTGGTTTTGTAAAGAAAGACAATGGGGATTTGGTAGACTTGTATAGATATAGTAACATAAAACAAGTTCATCTAGAAATAACTCAACGTTGCCAAGCAGCGTGTCCTATGTGTGATCGAAATGAAAACGGTGGGGTTGACAATAGACATATTACTAATGCAGAACTATCAATAGACGATTGTAAAAAGATATTCTCTCCGGAGTTTATAGGACAATTAGACGCTATGTATATGTGTGGCAATCTTGGTGATCCCATTGTTGCTAGAGATACATTAGAAGTATTTAAATACTTTAGAGAACATAATTCTACAATGTGGCTAAGTATGAATACAAATGCCGGTGCAAAGAATTCAGAATGGTGGGAAGAATTGGCCGGTGTTATTAATAATAAAGGTGCAGTAATATTTAGTGTTGATGGTCTCCGTGATACTAATCATCTTTATAGACAAAATGTTGTTTGGGATAATGTAGAACGTAATATGCGTACATTTATTTCTGCCGGTGGTAGAGCGAGATGGGATTTTTTGATATTCCAACACAATGAACATCAGGTTGCAGAAGCAGAAGCACTTGCTATTGAATGGGGATGTGAAAAGTTTCAAAAGAAAAAATCTGGAAGATTTATAGTTGCAAGTGGTGAAACATCTAAAGAGACACATCAGGCTCAAAATCGCAAGGGTGAAAAAACAACAATGATTGCGAAACCAAAAAGTATTGATAATCAGAATATTGCATTATTAAAACAAAAAGAAATAGAAAAATCTTATGGGTCAATGAGAGACTATTATGATAAGTGTTCTATTAAATGTAAGGCAGTAGAAAAGAATGAGATTTTTGTTACTGCTGAGGGATTATTAATGCCATGTTGTTGGACTGCTGGACGTATGTATAAATGGTGGCATAAAGATTATCGTGTAGAGCAGATTTGGGATCACATTGATTCATCTGGTGGTAAAGATGGAATTAATGTTATTACCAATGATATAAAAAATGTTATGGATGGTACATTATTAAATAGCATTACAGACAGTTGGAGTAAATCTAGTTTAAGTGACGGTAAGTTGGGAGTATGCGCAATGAAGTGTGGATCCGAATTTGATCCGTTTAAGGAACAATTCAGATGACAAAAGATGAATATGATTATTTTGAACCCGCGTCAGAAAATGCAATAATCATTGATTGGGCTGCAGGAAACACTTGTAATTTTCAATGCTCTTACTGTGATCCAGCATGTTGGGATGGCGGAGTTCCCTGGCATGATTTTGATGATTGTGTTAGGTTCATTGATTTTATATGGGAAAAAATATGTGTCCCACAGAAAAAAATAATGTTTTTTAATTTTCATGGTGGTGAGCCTGCATTATGGCCAGAGGTGGATAAAGTTTGTGAGTATATTAAAAATATAAATGAAAATAATATAATCCGATTATTAACTAACGGCACACGCGGCACAAAATGGTGGACTGATAGAGCACATTTATTCGATTTGCTTATTGTAAGTATTCATGAGGGGCAGACCAAAAAAGAAAAGATTGTTGAAAAATTTAATCAAGTTCAACAATCGGGTATAAATATATCATTGCATGTTATGATGGATATTGCACAATTTGATGGGTGTGTTGCCACATATAAATATTTGTATGATAATTTAACCCATAATATTAGTTTACAATACAAGCCTGTTAGAATATCAATACGGAAGCATGACTTACAACCGTACACAGATGTACAATTAGCAACAATGAATTCTTTGCAGACATTACACGGAACACCAAATAAAAAACAACAAAGCATAATGCAGTGGAGAAAAGACGGAGAAGAACCAGTAAAAATTAAAAGTATAGAAAATGAAATACTATTACCAAAACTAAATGATTGGAAAGATTGGTATTGTTATATGGGAGTTGAAACACTGGTAGTTCAACATAATGGTTGGATTAAACCAGGTAGCCAGTGTTTTAAGAACTTAAAATATGGTAATATTAGGGATAAAAATTATAGTATTCCATTACTACCAGTAAAATGTAAGTGGAACTTATGTGGTTGTCTGACTGATTTACAAACAACTAAGATTAAAAATATGAAAAAAGGAGATAAGTACATTGACACAGATGTATCTACCGGAGCCTACACGATTACAACTAGAGATTAGTAGTATGTGTAATGCGCTGTGTTTCGGCTGTGCACGTACCAATCATCTAAATTTCAATGATAAGATGCCAACTATTCCAGATAAAAAGATCCTACAACTAGATGTGATTGAAAAATTCTTAAATGAGTTTGAGACAGTTACAGATTTGGACTTTTGTGGAACAGTTGATGATCCTTTCATGCATCCTCAATTTAATGATATTCTTAGGTTAGCACTGAAATGTGGAATAAAAAAAGTTTGGATACATACTAATGGTAGTATTAGAAATCCAAGTTACTGGGCTGAAACTGCTGAAATACTACAACAGTTTGACCGGCACCAATTGAAATTTAGTATAGATGGTTTACACGATACCAATCATTTATATAGACAAAGAACTAATTTTAATCGAATTATGGAAAATGCAGAATCTTTCATTCACGCGGGCGGAGATGCGGGCTGGCAATATTTGGTATTTCCATGGAACAAACATCAAGTTGAAGAAGCAAGTGAGAAAAGCAAGCAGATGGGATTTAAGAATTTCATACATAGGTTAGACCGAAGTATGATATCTGAGAATAATTGGGAAATAGAAGACATACAGAGGCTACAGGCGGAAGATAAACAATATAATAATTCAAGCCCAGACGATCTTGATAAGTTTTTTATATCAAAGAAAAGTGTTGAAAACGATCCAATTGATTGTTTCTTTCAAAGACAAAAAATGTATTTTATTGATTTCAATGCGCGTCTGTGGCCTTGCTGTTTTATTAGAAATACTGAATTCGGCGGTCATAATACACATTGGCATCAGGTAAGTAAAACTATGTATAGTGAATATAATTCACCTGATTGGAATAGGTTGGATCTGCATAGTGTTAATGACATATTAAATCATCCATTTTATAAAAAAGATTTAGTAGGAAGTTTTGATTCAGATTATGGTACAAGTTGCGGAAGTAAGATGGTTAAATGTGCCAGCACATGTAGTAAGAAAGTCCAAGAAACAAAACCAATTGCAAAATTCAAGATAGAGGATCACAATGAACAAAATTTATAATACACCATATGGTACAGTTTATATACCGGTAGAATCACAAATGATAACAGTTCGCACTAGTGGCGGATTTGATAGTGCACTATTATTGTATATGGTTGCACAAACATGCGCAGAAACAAATCCTAATGCTATAATTCAACCTATTACAGTAGTTCGTGCAAATCCAGATGATGACAGAACATGGCTTTATCGGGTTGATAATAGACCAATAGTAGATACTATTATAGATTGGGTTAGAAAAGAAATACCAGATGCTGATATCAGAGACAAACAGTGGTTAGATGCAATAAACTGGTGGGAAAATGGAAGTGCAACATATCTTGCTGCACAAAAAAACTTAGTTTCGCAAAATTATAATCCAATTCGAAAAGCAGAAATGCCAAATAATCAAGTGTGTAGAGTACATGATTATAATGGTGTCACTAAAAATCCGCCTGTGCCTATGACTATCGATAATATGCACCAGTATAGAGAAGTAAAACGTGACCACAATGACCCTAACAGTCCGGCAGTTGCAATAGATAGTTGTACTGTGGTACACAATGCAAATGGTGATGATTGTAGATATGTTGAACCATTTCGTAATGCAGATAAACGTGTAACAATGTGGTTGGCAGATAACCTCGGTATACTTGATACACTAGATAAGATCACTCGTAGTTGTGAAGGGGATGGTCATAAAACCGATAACTGGACTAAAACGTGTAATACTTGTTGGTGGTGTCAGGAACGTGAATGGGCGTATGGAGAAATAATTAATGATTAATTATATTGACAATCATTTAAAATGTTAGTATAATACGTATAATAACGGAGTAAACACCAAATGTCTGAAAAAAAATATCCAAGTGATACATTTTGTCTGTTGCCATGGGTACACCTTAGCACTCGTCCTGATGGCAGTATGCGAGTATGTTGTACTGCAAATGCAAGTAGCGTTGGTCCAACCAATGATAAAGTTAATGGCGGGCAAATTGGAATTCTGAAAACAGACGATGGCAAACCAAACAATCTAAATGTTAGTGACTTCGAAACTGCTTGGAATTCTAATTACATGAAGAATGTACGACTACAAATGCTTAATGGTGAAAAGCCTCCTAGTTGTATGAAGTGTTACAAAGAAGAGGCATCGGGACATAATAGTAAACGTATGTGGGAAACAAATTATTGGAGTAAACGTGTAAATGTTGATGAACTTATCGAAAACACATCTGAAGACGGTGGTGTCCCTCCACAGTTAGCATATATTGATTTAAGATTTGGTACTAAGTGTCAATTAGCATGTGTGATGTGTAGTCCACATGATAGTAGTGGTTGGATTAAAGATTACAAAAAGATTTTTCCGGAGGTAAAAAACGAATCGCTAAAGGAAACAATGCAGTGGGCTGATAAAGGTAGTACTAATAGAAGTAGTTATAATTGGCACAAGCAAAACCCAAAATTTTGGAAACAGTTTTACGAACAGATGCCTAGTATGCAACAGATATATTTTGCAGGTGGCGAAAGTCTTATTATTGAAGAACACTACGAAATACTTGAACATGCAATTAGTAATGGTTATGCAAAGAATCTAGAACTACGTTATAACTCAAATGGCGTAGAGTGGAGAGATGATTTATTTGATCTATGGAAAGAATTTAAATTAGTACGCTTTCACTATAGTGTTGATAGTATTGGGAGTATGAATGATTATATTCGATATCCTAGTAACTGGAGCAGACAGGAAGAAGTATTTCATATATTAGATACACAAACAAGTGACAATGTAGAAGTAACAGTTGCATGTGCTGTGCAGGCTTTAAACATTTACTACTTACCTGATTTCATCAGATGGAAACTAGAACAGGGTTTTACGAAAATAAACATGTGGCCGTTTGGCGCAGGTGGTATTAACTATCACTTTGTTTATCATCCTCCGCACCTAAACGTTAAAGTATTACCCGAATGGTTCAAAGCAGAAATACGTAAAAAGTATGAAGAGTTCTATCCATGGTGGGAAGAGAATTGGGAAAAAGGTATCCCAAGTTGGCATAAGGAAAATATAACACAAGAAAATTTTATCGAAGCTGAATACGGAATAAAACGTCTTCAAGGCATGTTACAATTTATGGAAAGTGAAGACTGGAGCATTAGGTTACCAGAATTAAAAGAATATTTAAGTCTATGTGATAGGCAGCGCAACAATAGTTTCAGTTCTACCTTTGTAGAGATGAAAGACATATTTAAGGATATATAAATGGCTGATAAGAATAAGAGTGATACATTTTGCATAATGCCTTTCCATCATATTAACATCAAAAATGAAGGCAAGTTGAGTGCATGTTGGCGATATCCAGATAAGGTTGGAGATTTTCTAACAGATACACTTGCAGATACTTGGAATGGCGACCAGTTACGTAAAGTGCGAACCGAATTAGTAAATGGAGTTCAGCATAAAGGATGTATAAGTTGTTGGGATTTAGAACGTAGTGGTGCTAAAAGTTTACGCCAAAATGCGTCTGAAATGTATCCCGATGTTGATAGTAATACTATTATCAATAATATTGAAGAAGATGGCAGTTACCCAATTGAAAATCTACAAAGTATTGAAATACGTTTTGATAATATTTGTAATTTAATGTGCAGACATTGTTCACCTACATATAGTAGCATATGGGAACAGAAGGCGAAACGAGATCCTATATTAATGGGGCAAATGAAAAAAGTTGGAACATACAGGGAACTTGAAAATCATGTTAGTCTAACACAAGAGATAATTGATGAAGTGGTTTCACTTAGTCCTAACCTTACTGAATTGATGATTACAGGCGGAGAGCCTTTGTTCCATGATAAGCATTATGATTTTTTAGAGCGTATTTTACCTGAAGCAAACCATATTACATTACAATATAATAGTAATTTTAGTACACTAGAATACAAGGGAAAAAGTATACTAGATTTGTGGAAGCATTTTAAGCGTGTTAGTATACGAGTTAGTTTGGATGCGTATCCTGAAATATACGAATACGTTAGAGTGCGAGGTAATTTATCGATAGCAGAAGATAATATAAAAAAAGCACTACAGTTAAGCAATATTCAACTAAGTGCAACAATGACAGCCAATTTATTAAATATTACCAGAGCAACTGAAATCGCCAAGTATTATTATTCAATGGGAGTTGATTATCACACAAGTATTGTTCAGTTTCCTCAACCATTAAATCCTAAATTGTTACCACCGGCATTAAAAGAAAAAGTAACAAATGATTGGGATGAATTGATTAATGGAGATAGAGAATGGATGCAATCTTATAATCACTCACAAAAATTTGTAAACAGATCATTTGAGCGATGGAAGAAATTTGGTGACAACGTAATTAATTATATGAATGGCGAGGATTGGTATCATTATTGGGATGACTTTATTGAATACGCTAATGCACAAGACCAACACCACGGAACTAATATATTAGATGTTTATCCAGAATTCAGGAAATATTGGCATGAGGTATAAATCTGAAATAGACAACATATCTAAATTTTGTGTTGCTCCTTTTACGAGTCTAAATGTTGATCCTGATGGCAGTGTTAAAAGTTGTTGTGTACAAGATCCGAATTACATAGGCGTAAAATACAGTAGCCATGATAATATGCGTAGTTTATTTGCTGATAGTGAATTTAATAATTTGCGCACGATGATGCTTGAAAATACAGAGCATCCAAGTTGTGCAACGTGTTATCGAAATGAAGATCTAGGGATTGTGAGTGAAAGGCAGGATAGGAATAAAAAATATCTTAACCACTATGAAAAAAATAAGATAACAGATACCTCCATTCCTTCTGCGTTAGACTTACGGTTAAGTAATAAGTGTAATCTTAAATGTCGAATGTGTAATGAGATTGCTAGTAGTCAAATAGCAAAAGAAAAGTTTATTAATCCTTCAATTACAGAAGTAAATAGTGGATTAATCAGTGAGCATCTTAAAGACATCAAAGAACTTCGTCTATTAGGAGGTGAACCTAGTTTAACTCCACAATGTTTTGATATTTTAACTAAGTTAATAGAGTGCAACAATACTGACATTGATATTATGATAACAACTAATGCAACTGCCACCAAACAGTATTGGTTTGATCTTGTCAAGCATTTTCCTAACATTGTTTGGCAATTTAGTATTGACAGTGTTGGTGAAATCAATGATTATATTCGTACTAATAGTACATACAGTAAACTAAAGGACACTATAAAACGTTATAGAATCATAGGGAAAGATTATCCAAATTGGAAATATACAATCAGTCAAACTATACAGATTTACAACTTAACTAGTTACTTTAAATTAAATGATGATCTAGGTGATTTAGTTGAAGAATGTGATGTAGTATCACCATTAACTTGGCCAGAAAAATTAAATATTAAAAATCTGCCATGGAGTATACGACAAAAATATATTAATTTGCCACATCACGACACTATACGTAGTATATTATCACAGCCTGAGAATGATCCATTAACTACATATACACTAATGACTGAGTTTATAAAATACACAGAACACTTAGACTTGATACGTGGAACTAGTTTTGGTGATATAGATAGTGAATTATGGAACGATATTCGTAACTATGTAACTGATAATTACTCGAAATTGGGTTACCATCTAAAAAATAATTCAATGCAGGGAGAATAATAATATGTGGAGTATGGATACAATAGAATGGTTAGATATAGAACTTACTAGTTTTTGTAATATTGAGTGCAAAGGTTGTTTGCGAGTTATATCCAAACACGCTGATGATCTTATCAATAAAGAATATCTTACAATAGAAACTATACGTGAAAAATTTAAAAAAGAATTATTTCCTAGTATTAAAATTGTAAACTTTTGTGGCAGTATAGACGAACCAACAAGTCATCCACAGTTTTTTGATATTATCCGTCATTTTGCTGATTGGAATACGCACATCAATATTGCAACAAACGGTAGTTTGCGAACTACTAACTGGTGGACTGAGTTAGCAGGTATTTTACCAAGTAGCCATAATGTTACTTGGGGAATTGACGGCAGTGATGAACTAAGTGAAGTATATCGGCAGGGTAGTAATTTCAAAAAAGTAGAACAAAACTATCGATCTTTCAATGCAGCTGGTGGCAAAAGTGTATGGCAGTTTATCGTGTTCGAACATAACGAACATCAATTGGAGAAAGCCAAAAATAAAGCCACGGCTGAGGGTTTTAAAAACTTCAAAACTATTATTAGCCATCGTAAAGACACTACTGGAAATGTAAAAGCAGCAAATACAGAGAAGATTGATACTGCACCAGAAATTCCTTATGTAAGTTGTAAGTATGGAAATCAAAAACGAATTTTTATAAACCATACAGGTGATGTTATTCCTTGTTGTCATCTAAATGCAAAGACATTGGAGTATGGCGTAAGTGGTAATACCAAAGATAGTTATGAGACATTACTTAGAGATACTGATTATAAAAATTCAATTAACTTGAATAATGTAAGTGTTGAAGATGCTATAAGTAGCGATGTATGGCAAGGTATAGTTAATAGTTGGAATAGTGATAATCCTGTACCTCGTTGTATGCAAGTATGTAAACAGATGAAGCGTGATACATTTATTAAAGAGGACTTATAGATTATGAGCGAAGATTTAAAATGGTCTAACTATGACTTTACAAAAATACCATTTGACGATATTGTTAGTGTTGGTCAGCGTACTTTATTGTACCGTGACCTATTTACTGTTAGTTGGTTACTTGGAAGATTCTGCAACTACAAATGCTCCTACTGTTGGCCTTATGCCCGCAGTGACCGTAAAGACCACCGTCCTACTGAACTATGTCTACGAACCATAGATGAAATAAAGAGACAAGCACGTGAAAACGGATTTAATAGTTTTCATTTTTCATTGTCTGGTGGTGAACCAACCTTTCATCCAGGATATTTAGATATTCTGGAACATCTTGCAGACGATGTATCAAATACCAACTACACCAGTGTTCATATGACAACTAATATGTCACGTAATGTTAAATGGCATGAGGATTATGTAGATAGAGTTAAACCATTTCATCGTGCAAGTATCACTGCTAGTTTACATACTGAACATCTTAACACAAGAGATAAGATGCAAGAGTTTGCAGATAAACTTATATTATGTCAAGAAAATGATGTGCAAATTACAGTGAATATGGTTATGGTGCCAGACTGGTTTGAACGTGATTGGGACAATGCATTATTTTTTCACGAACAAGGTATCAATGTAACATTGAAGCCGCAATCTGATCCTACTGCAAGCCGTGTAGTTGATGGATATACGGAAGAACAGATGAAAAGATTGTGGAATGGTATGCCGCAACTTGCTTATACTGAGGTAAAACGTAAATGGAATGATAGACCCAAACCCAATTTCCAAGTTCCAGCATATGCTATTGGTCAAAATGATAAAAGCGTGCCGTGGCATATGCAAGTTGAATTTACCGATTCGAAAGGCAAGAAATGGTATATGGATCAGGCTGAGCGTTTCAATGCATTTAATTTTAATAACTTTGAAGGCTGGAGTTGTAATAGCGGTTATCAAGGCATCATAATTCGTGAACCAGATGGTAGTATAAAACGCAGTTATAGTTGTTCAGATCAGCCATTGGGATACATCGAAAGTGGATTTAAACTATTTGACAAACCAATGCCGTGCATAAGCAAGAGTTGTGTCAGTAGTGCAGATAGTAAAATACCAAAACGTAAGACATAAAAAAAGCACCTATTAGGTGCTTTTCTTTTATACTGCCATTGGCGCTCGAATAGTATCACCTGGGTCATATCCTACTATTTCAAAATCTTCCATTTTAAAATCAAATATAGAATCTACGCTACGTTTTATTACAAGTGTGGGAAACGACACTGGATCCCTCTCCAGTTGCGTCCTGACCGCATCTATGTGATTATTATATATATGACCATCACCTATTACGTGAATAAATTCATTTACACCAAGTTTACATACATGTGCAATCATATGCGTTAGTAACGAATAACTAGCAATATTAAACGGTACACCTAAAAATAAATCGGCACTGCGTTGGTATAAACTACAACTTAATCTTCCTTCATTATTTACATAGAACTGTGACATTACATGGCATGGAGGTAATGCCATTTTATCTAAGTCACTAACATTCCATGAATTTAAAATATGTCTGCGTGATTGTGGATTATTTTTTAATCCTTGTACTAACTGATTTATTTGATCTATTCCATTAAAGTTTCGCCACTGTACTCCGTAGACTGGACCCAAGTCTTTATTAGTGTCACTATTATAGTGTCCTAATGCTTTGCCTTGTGAGTCTGCGTTGGCAGTCCATATTGTTGTTTTGCCAATAAGTTCTTCCCTAGGTTTGCCATAATGAATTTCAGCAAGTCTTCGTTCATTCATTGATCCTTCTAAGAACCAAAGTAATTCACTTAGAACTGATTTAAATGGCACACGTTTAGTTGTTAATAGAGGAAATCCATTACTAAGATTGTATCTATTTGTAGTCATAAAGATAGATCGAGTGCCAACGCCTGTGCGCTCGTTACCACGTGTTTCGCCTTTCTCTAGTGTATGATGTAGTAAATCTAAGTATTCATCTTCTTCATAGTTTGGCATTTATTTGTCTTTGTCCTTATAACTTTCAAAATGTTCTTTTAAAATTTCTTTTACACTCGTTACTACACTTTCGCGTAAGTTTGGAATATCAAGCAATATTTCAACATCAATAATTGCATCAAAGTTCTTTGCCATATCTGCCCAACTAAATTCACCACTCAGCGGCAACGGGGCTAATAGTTCATCACCACTCAGTGTTACAATGTGGCCATTTTTCATTGTTACTTGAATTCCTTTAATGAATGAAGATGGAATGCTAATAGGAACTACTTCTTCCATTATTCTATCAAATTCGCCTTCTCTATCAAATTCCATTTATTTCCCTAACTTAGATGGCCATGTTCTTTCATAACATTAATATGCTCAAGTGACGCTAATATAACTGCCGCTGCTTTTATTAATTCTCTTTCGAAATCGTCAGCGTTTGGTGGGGTAAGCATAGTAGCACGTTTGGTTTCTTGTGCAAGATAATAAGATGTTATAGCAATCCAGTCATTTGGAGAGTTTTTTGCATCATATTCACTTCCTGCCAAATCTGATTGGCGAATACGTTCTTGTTCAATTCTACTTAAAATACTACTACGCTTACTAGACATTATGCTGTTGACTTTCTTGGTCGCCCACGCTTTTTGGGAACATCTGTAACTGAAGATTTGTTTGCAGTTACTGTTGCATTAGACGTTTTTGCTTTAGGTTTCAGACTAGGATCATAATTATATGCTTCCTGTCTTTTTGCTTCTGCGTCTGCAGCCAACAAGTTTGCTTGTACCAAAAGATTCTGCGCAATTTGTTTATTTTCATCTGCCTTTGACGATTTAACATTTGAATCAATACGTGATTCTTGTGGTTCTACAGATTTGACTGTTTCTTGTTCTGTAGAATTCATTGCGGCATTGATTTCATTCAATGGTACATTTGTTTGTGTATTTGGAGTCATAATAATCTGATCTGTTGGGATCTTTGAAAGATGTCCTTCAGCGTGGAGTGTATCTAACATAACTTTGCCATGCCAAAATACTTTGCGTGAAAGAACTTCATATAGATTATTAGTTGTTTGGCCTTCATTAGACTCAATTGCTTCCATATACGAATCGTGATAGCGATCCGGCAATGAATCACTGTACACTGCTAGAGCATTTTCTGGTTCATCAGGAAGAGACATGAAAACAACACTTAGTCTTTGTCCTGTTCCCTTATGTCTGCCAACGTGTTTTATAAATGGTGCAGTTGCCATAATTGTTAACCTGCTTCTTCAGGTGTTTCAGTTTCACCAGTTACTTCTGCTGCCGCTGCACTTTGTGCCTGTACGTGATCCACAAATGCTTTAACACGATTTGCAGTATTTCCTACTGCAGATAGTTCACCTGCTTGAAATGCTCCGCGCTTTGATGCTAGATCAATAATAGCATATACATTAACAAGATCGTTAACTGTAACCGCTGGTACTTCTGCTGGTGCTTCTGCAGCAACTTCAGGTGCTTGAGTTTCTTCTGACATATTAAGTTTCTCCTATTTTGTCAATTTATTATATATAATATGAATAAACTCTTATTCATACTACAATTATACTATATTAAGTGATTGTTGTCAAGTGATTTTATGCAACCATATTTACATATTCATCTGGCCAGTTTAGATATTTTAGCCAAATTTCGTGCTTTATGTTTAATGTAAAATTTTTACTTCCATACATTTGATAGAAATTGGGTTTATCTGGCATAACTTTGGGTACAATATTTGAATTATTTCCTTTACTATGATTACATTTTTTACATGCGCTCACGATATTATGCCAATTTGTTCTGCCACCCTTGCTTCTTGGCAATATATGATCAAGTGTTAAATCTTTTTTATTGAATGTATTATGACAATATTGACAAGTATATCGGTCACGTATAAAAACATTTGCTCGACAGAAATTAATTGTGCCAGAGTGTGGCATGTATTCCCTAACACAAATAACACTAGGTACGTGCATACTATGGTTAACCGACCTTACCGTCCAATCATGCCATTCAAGTACATTTATCTTATCTAACCAGATAAGTTTTATACTCTCTTGCCAGGTTAAAGTTGATAACGGAGTCACGCTTAACGGTGCACCATTAGCATTCAATAATAGTGTATCATTGCTCATAATTATATTTATACTTATATTTTACTATGATTCGTAATATGTGTATTCGCCAAATGGTGGCACAATATGCTGTGAACCATGAATAACAAATAATGTATCACAATACGCGGAATTACCCCAACTACCAAATGGCATACCATCAGTAAACATGATGAACTTATCTGGTTCAATTTGATTTTCTTCCATAAAGTCCCAGTTGCAAGCAAAGTCAGTGCCGCCACAGCCAATAATTTCATACTCTTTTAATTCTTCTGAATTCATAGGTGTAAATTCTTTAAATGATTCAGCATATACTTGTGTATCAAATGTCCAGATTTTCAATCGAAAATCTTGAAATTGTTGCATGATTCCATAGATTTCACCTAAGAAATCGCGGATCATTTCTTTAGATATAGAACCAGATACATCAATGCCGATTGCAGCATCAATCATAACTTCATTGTCCATACCTGGTAGATATATACCCATACTACGTGATTTACGAGATTGGCGCATCCATGTGAAATCTGCTTTTTGTGAACTTTGAATACTTAGATTAATATATTCACGCCAATCCATTTTAGGCTCTGTCATATCTTTAATCATGCGCTTGATATCACCTGGAAGATTGCCAGAACCAGATGCTTGTGCAGCCTGCAATACAGCCTGTTTCATTTGATCTTTAATTTCTTTGGCTTCTTCTTTTGTGATTTTGATAGGAGCCTTGCGACCGGTGGGATCATTTTCGCCACTGCCATCACCAGAACCGTCACCATCACCGAACATATGTTCATCAAGTGTATCAGTATCACTAAAATCTTTGCCATCTTTCTGTTGTTGAAATAGGTCACGATAAATTTCTTCGGTATATGATTTGTAATACTTGCGATCATACAAGGCTTGCTTTGGCATTGTGCCAATCTTTGCTTCTACGGTTGCTTGGTTAACTTTATAATCAGCCGCGATATTCCAAAGTTTAGCGTCACGTTCATTATCTGCAAAGTCCATTAAGCGACTGCCAATACCGCAGTGATCATATACGCAGTGAAATACTTCATGTCCAACAATAAAGTCAATTTCTTCTGGTGTCATTGTGCGAAAGAAATCGGTGTTATAATAAAAATGTTTGCCATCTACTGCGGCGGTTGGACACCATTCTGCTTCTACCAGTTTCAAACGTGTAGCAAGTGTGCCGAAAAAAGGATGTTTAATCAGCAAGCGAACACGACCAGAGACAATCATTTCTTTAACTTCGTGATCTGTATATTCAAATACTACAGGTTCTTCTGAATTTTCGTCAACTTCAATGCCATTTTCTTTAAGCAAATCATCAAACACTGAATTGAAATCGTCTTCTGTGGTAATTTTTTCTGGTTCGATACGCATATGATTCGTCCTTGTGTCTGATTACTTTAATAACATATCATATATATTTATAATATGTCAAGAAAAAAGTGATCCGAAGATCACTTTTTATTTTTAAGCATTGTGTGCATCAATGATTAGTTTGCCATATTTTTTGAAAAACTTTTCGATACAAGGAACTTTGCGCGGCTCAAGCGGTAGTTTATAAACTTTCAATGCAGTGCGACCACCAAGTACGGTCATTTCAGTTTCAAAGTTATCCATCATAAAGTTGAAGAAATTATCAGCCATTTTATACAACTCTTCCATTTTTTCTTTACCATTACGATCTAGAAAATCTTTAAGTTCATAACATAGTGATGCAGTCAGTGAGAACATAGCAGAGATTTCACGTGCTTCTGATGAAAGTGTGGTAACTGTACCATTTAAGATATCTGATGGATTAGGAAGTTTACCAGCAATTGCACGATGTGCCATGAACTTGGTAGCGATACCATCACCTACTGTGCCAGCAATCAAATCATGTAAACGACTCGTGCTGATTTCTTCGCCAGGCAGCGGAAGCATTTGTGAAACAAACGTCCATGAACGGGGAGTAGCAAATGCACGTGATGCCGTACGAGGATCAAAATTCATTAGGTCCATTTTGTTAGCAGTTACATAGCCTATGACTTCTGGGTTCATATTGTTAAGTAATGCCCAAGTCTGCCAATCTTCGAAATCTGTAGTCATTTCTAAGTGAACAAAACGATTAGCAAGTGCACTAGGCATACGATATGCAACACCACGGTCACTCTCACGGTTACCAGCAGCAACAATAAGAACATTATCAGGAAGATGATAATTGCCTAATCGACGATTAAGAATTAACTGATATGCTGCAGCCTGTACTGATTGTGGTGCTTGGTTCATTTCGTCTAAGAATAAAACAACACATTCAAACTGATCGGCGAGTTCTTGAGTGGGTAGATCCGCTGGCGGCAACCATTCCATAAGTCCAGACTCCATGTTTGGAACAGGAATACCACGTAAGTCAGTAGGTTCCATAAGTGCAAGACGCATATCAATCATATAGCCTGAGCGTTCTTGTGTAATAGAACTTACAATTTCAGATTTGCCAATGCCTGGAGGTCCCCAAATAAATACAGGACGCTTACGATTCATTGCATAGTTAACTTCTTCACGAATATCACTTGGGCGAACTAACCGTACATCCATATCTGCTGTTGAAACTTGTGCCATGATGATTCTCTTTCTATATTGATTACTATTATAGTATAGCGTAGTTGGATTGAACTGTCAAGAACTTTTTAAGTCTGGAGAGGTGATACTGAAATTGCTTGTTCTACTAGAAAAGCACGATATCCTTCGTCAACATTCATTAACTCGTTTTGCCATTCCTTCCATGTAACGACTTCTAGCGGAAACTCTTTGTAATACAGATCATTTGTCATATATTTTGCAGCAATAAATGCCATAGCATCTTGCGGACGTTCTACATCGTTCACAATATATTCATTGCCGCCTTTCATTTTCCAGTAAGCATTGCCATTTGAAAATTTGCCATTGGCTGAATGTGCACCATAATTTTCCAGAATTTGTGTTTTAACAACAAACATATCATATTCCTTTATTACTGTCTACATATTCTTTATATAGTGATTCGTTTATATTGTCAACAACTATCTTGAATTATTTAAAATAAACATGAAGATTAGTATAAATTTCATTGTCGCCATTTAGAAGTTCGGTCGCATCAATAAGAAACCAGCGACCATCATCATCTTCGACCGTAACTTGAATATCATTGCCATACTTCGCACGGGTGGAGATAATTTTACCAAGGAATGGAGTATCTTTATAGTAACCACTAACTTCGATGCCAACCGCGTCATATATTGCATTCATAAAGTTATTAATACCTGTGGACATGTTCTTACCCTTCTGCCTAACTTATGCATTCTATATAGAGCGATTCGTTATGAAAGTCAAGAGTTATTTTACATGAATTTTATGATTGAGCAAATTTTTTGTTCTGTATCCATAGATCGAAATCACTATCTAGTAATAAAAATTCTGCAGCTAATGATTCTTCGAAAACTATAAGTTTTCCATTACGTAAATAATATGGAGTTACCATATATCTATCTAATTGTATTATTTGTGTACCAGTTTCTATTTTGGCAGCAGTTTGTAATCTGATAGTATATGTATCGAAATGTTTGGACATGACATCTTTGCCCATTGTTGTTAATCTAAAATTATTACAATCTTTTTTTTCACTAATAAAAATGTCATTGGCCTTATATTCCTTTCTGCCAGTACATTTTCCTTTTGTATTTACATTAAGATATGTTATTAATTCAGTCTTAGTCATAATGTTATGAAGTTACTTAGGAGATAACTTTTGTCCTTTATCCAGCAAATAAACTTCAAAATCGTCACATTTAAATAAATCATTTAATTTTTCTGCTAAGTTATAAGCATGTCCTGGATTTGAAAATGAACACTTTTTATATTTTGGTCCTGGAAAGTTAATCAGACTGTTAAGTGATCGTAAGTTTATAGCTTCGCCTTTATAAAAAACAGCATATATTGCAGTTGCTTTAAGTACTTGTTCGCTTCTATATGTTTTAGAGTCTGTGTACTCTAATATTATTGTTGGTTTGGGTCTTGCCATAGTATTTTATTCCTTAATTGTTAAACATATTTATCTAAATTTTATAATTATATGCTTATATAACATAAAAAAAGCGCCTTAAAAGACGCTTTTTAATGTGATATAGTAGCACTGTTATTATGTCACAGCGTTATTATCTTCTTCATCAAGTACTTTATTAAACTCTCTTAATCGCTTGATTACAGATTGAAAATCAACAATTGTTGTCCATCTATCGATGAAGAATGTTAGTGCACCTTCTACTCTTCCAAATGCATTAAGAACCTGGATGAGAACACCGAATGTAATTAACTGTGCAAAGTAACTTGGAGCTAATATTACAATAGCAACATTACCCGCTAGTAATGAAAATCCTGTTTGCCATATGCCGAATCCCATATAGTAATTGAATAGTCTATAGTAGTTACGTTTAATTGATGCAAACATTGGAAACAAGTCTTCTGACAAACGTTCTTTAAAATCATCTTCGCTGTGTACCAATTTTTTACGAAACTTTGCTTCCACAACTTGATTTTTATACTCCAATCCAGGTAATTTAATACCTAGTAAGAATGATAATAGTGTTCCGCCGATACTCATTATAAGTGCAGCCCAGACTAGAAAGCCAGGAATAATTTGACCATTCCAAACAGGAAGACCTTCACTTAATGTCCATAACACTGGTAAGAACGCAGCAAGAATAAAAATCTTATTAACAAAGCCAGTGAATAGAGATTGCAGTGTTTTGCCAAAGATCATTAGATCCTCTTGAATACGTTGTGAGCCACCTTCGATTTTCGCTGTTGAATTTTCCCAACGCTTTAGATAGTAGTGTGTATTTGCTTCTCTCCAACGGAATGTAAATCGTTGTGTTTGCCACGTAGCATACGTTGCCATTGGCACATAGATAAGAAGTATTTCTAAGAAACTGGGAACGGTTGTTGTTTCGTCCATACGAAACGTGATAAACTCCCATAGTCTAACTGGATTGAAACTCCAGAATAGTTCCCAAAATCTCGCCTCTTGTAGTGTTTGTATAGCATCATAAAACTCACGATTCCATGCGTTATAATAAACTAGAATTTGAACGTTATACCAACCAATGAATAATAGCCAAGCAAGCATTAGCCAGGCGTATAAAAATTGGGATGGAGTCCAAAAGAAACTCTTTAGCATTTTGTAGTCCTCCTATTAGACAACCTTATCCTTATATTGGATTAAGTGTTGCGGTAGTTAAACCCCAAAAATTTACATAGTTTGTAGCTAATGAAACAAGTCCTGGCTTCGCCGGGAAGTCATTGGGTTTCAACCAATACATTGTTTGATTTGGGATTTGTATAAACAATTTACGAACTTCTGGATCATCCACACCTAGTTCTTCTAATAATCCTAAGAGATTACTAGCAGTGCGGTATGCTCCTGATTCTGCTTGTCTAGCAGGCATTATATTAATAAATTGTTCTGGTGTGCCAGGTCCGTGAATACCGAACCATACATCACCTATGAGATATCTTCTATCTCCACCCAAAAATATAAGACCACATGCACTTGCACATACTGTTTTATTTTTTAGATGGTCGATATCTAATTCATCTCCTATTTTACCAGGAGAGTATATAATTTTACCGTCTGCATTCATTACTGGTGTGTTACGTACAACTGTTACAACATTTCTTAATTTGAAATGCGCTGCAATACACGATCCTTCTGCGAGATTACCGCCAGGACTTTCTAGTATTACAGTAAAGTCCATCGGCATATCAGGTACAATACGATCACAATCGCCACTGCCAACACTGCCAGTTAATGTGTATAAGAAATCATCTATCTTAGTAAAATCTAAATGCTTTTCTTGTTCTGCTTTTAGATTTTCTGCCTTTACAGATATATCATTTAATCTTTTAAATTCTGCTATATATAAATTTACATAATTTTTTACATGTATTCCACCCATTATTATAACTGCTAAAATTAGAAATAAATATACAGGTTTTACAATAAGTTTTCTTAATTGTTTATAAATCCAAGTTGATTTTATTGTTAAAATTACGACTTCACGTGCTTTACTTAGATATTTCATAAACTATATTCCTTATTGGTATTATAGTATATTTATCTTAATTCCCATCCATCGTTATTGTCTTCTGGTAATTCTGGAGTTGATGGTGCTGCATTTTGTTTATTATACAATTCCATTTGTCTTTGGAATTCTTCTCTTGTAACACATTGTCCGGTCTTATACATTTTGTATTCTATATCCATAGTGAAACCTGCGGGTGGTGTTACTACATATTGTACATATTCTTGGCATTTATCCATACTTGGAAATGGCATAAATTGATATAGTGGTTGTCCCAGTGGAATTTGAAATATAGAAACTACAAAGTGTCCTATAATCATAACTGCGTTAAAATCTGGCATTAAAATTTTCCTCCGTCAAATGTGACTGTTTTTGGTTCTGTGTTTGTATCTTTTAATTCCATAAGAAGTAGAGATAATTCTGTTTGTAATTTAACTGCATCTTCCATACTTATACGAACATATGGATCTTTTCTAATTGCGGATTTATTAATCGAAATAAGAAAACTTTTTATTTGTGTATACGACATATTTATACTGCTTCCCGTTTATTTGCCATGAGTGTCTCTACCTGCATTTCAGATTTTGTTTTATATGGACCTATAAAGTTACAAGAATTTAATGTATCAAGTTTGCCACCATAAAACCATCTCCAGTCACTAGGAAATCGTACACCATAGTATCCTGCAGCATATCTTACTTTGCTTGTGATACTCTTGGTATATGTTGGAATTTTTTTGCCTTTTAATTCTATCACTTCAACGTTGTATGCAATATGCTTACAAGGATAACCTTCCGCTTCATCAATTGAATATCCACTATCTTTGCCTACACTTTCAATTTTTTTAACTTGTCGAGATTCAAGAATTTTACTTCCGAACTTCGAAGTTAGAGCATCAAGGCTAAGTATTTCAAAGCCATCATCTCGAATGATTACTTCAAAGTCATAAGACTTGGTTCTACGAATAGTGCCAAGTTTTATTCCTGCATCTTCAACGATCCAAAACTTGTCTTTAATTATTTCAACTGTATACATCTATTAATATTTTGTAAGTTTCTTCCCAACCAGATACTTTATGGGCTCTACCTATACCTTTTTTCTTAATTGCTTGTGCTAGTGTGAAATCATTTCCACCATCAAAAATGCCATCGCCAAAGAATATAATTGAATCGTTCTTATTAAAGTCTTTGAGTATTTGGCTTTTATCAGATCCAGTAGGACCGATATCAATACCAGTTTCTCCACCTACCGTTGCTTGTAAATCAGGAAACATAATATTAAACGCATCTGCAATTTTACGTCTATCATCATTCCAAGCCTCATAGGCTAACCATGCTTGCCGTTGTTCTTGGTTTGCGTTACGTCCTACAATACTAAAGTTTACCATACCTGGGCGTTCTTCGATATGATTACCTGTGCGTATACTAAAATCACTCTCGGCTAATTGATCACTTAACCAGTCATGTGCATCTTCTGGAAGTGCCCATTCGTTTGTACAAATATGTTTTTCACTTTGCCAAACATCGTTGCCGCTACAATTATAAACACGATTACAGCAGTTGTAAATTGTATTACCTATTTGTTCAAGAGTTTTTGGACGATCACTTCCTGTGACAAGATAAACGTCATTTGATTGACAGAATTTTTTAAACCAAACAGCAAACTTTTTATTAATTACTTGTCTACTTGGAGTCAATGTACCGTCCACATCAAAGACGTATTTAAGCATATGGATAGCCTTTGTTTAATATAGCAGCCATTTCATCTGGTGTTTTTGCTAAATTCTGTAAATCCCATTCGCCACACCAACGAAGAAAGTTTACGCCAACCCCTGATTTATTCTTGGGAATACTGCGCTCGGCAATAGTTTCAATAAATTTTACTTTAAGATCGTGTGGCTGTGCAGTAAGATCAATAAGTTTCTTATTACGTTCATACATATCACGTACGGTATGTTCTTCACCGTTATGGTCTGTCCAACGTTGTAACATAAAGTTATTCCAATTAAAACCACCTGTATTACGATCTTCAAATGCTTCAATCATGCCAACTTTATTCTTTGTGCCTTTCTTACGACATCCAGGATATGCACTAAAGATATTATCACTTGTATCGCCGCGTATACATTTTTCAAATAGTAACCATTCGGGATCTGGTGGCGACATTACTTCTTTAGTCTTCTTATCTTTAATAGGAGTACGTTTTTTATCATCCTTAAAAAACCCATCGGGCGTAATGATACGATTTTGTACTCCATCATATATGGTTACATTATCACATATTAATTGTTGATAATCGCTATCACTACTGATAATAACATGATGGTCGTTTGGATGTGATTCGATAAACAGCGCAATCATATCATCTGCTTCTGCTTCTGGATTTTGTAATAGTGTACAATTGGTTCGTTCATCTAAGAACTTTATCATACTATCATATGCTCCGAACATAATAGCATCTTCTTCTTGTTCACGTTCACTTTTTGCCATTTGTGCGGCTCTACGTTGTGCTTTATATGGTGTATAAAAGTCTTTACGCCAACTACGTCCCTCTAAGCAAAATACTGCATGATCTGCGTTAAACATATTATAACACATCTTTACACTCGACATCATAATGTGAAATGACATGCCAATTTTAGTATCTATATCTGCACCACGATGCGTCACGTGTTTGGCACGATGATACATATTAAGACTGTCAACAAGAATGAAAGTAGCCATTATTACCTCTGTTTTTAAATTATGTTTCTATCATAGATGATTTAAATACTAATGTCAAGAGTATTCTGCATTATCATTATCAGTTTTTAATCTCTGAATAATTAAGCCTTCTTTGCTAGTAGAATCAACGCTTTTTGTAATGCCTTCATTATCTTCAAGGCCTTCCATTACAATATTTTGACATAAATCGTTAAACCAATTATCTACAATTTCATCTGGTTCTACACCTTCATATCCGCTATTGGCAAGAAATTCAACAAAGTGTTCATTAAAATCTAGTTCAAAATACCCCGCACTTGGTGATGATGGATCCATTTCTAAGTTAACAACACGAATATACGGCTCACCATCTAGTGTTGCTGTTTGTTTATCAAATTCATCTTGTGTGATGTTAGAATGTTTTAGATCATAATCTAAAAGTTTTTTTGTTTTAATATCATCATCTGATAATTTTTCAATGATATATTTTTCTTTACTTTTTGCGTCCATAAGCATTGTTATGAACCAGTCTTTAACTTTGCCCATAATATTAATACTCCACTGTTTGTTGAAGATGATGTATTTCAATATGTTTGGATCTTGTATTTTCATCATATCCATCAATTAACCTATATGAAATATCTTCTCTGTACAATTTTACATTTAATTTATTAAGATTTTTCATTAGTGTTCTTAGTTCCTTAACCATTTCTTCTACATTTGGATCTTTCATACTTTTTTCCTAATATTTTCAAATTGTTCTTCTGTTACAATTCCACGATTGTATTTTGAAACTTCATCAAGTCCTCCGGGCATTTCCGAATAATGAGATGTGAAGTCTGGATGTAAATCACTATCCTCGGTCAATTCAGATTTCCGCCACTTCTTGTATGTAGCAGGAATATCATTCATCACGTTCAACCATCGACTTAATGTATAATGAATATTCCATCCTGGTATTCCTGTATGACTGAACATTCCTAGTGACTTCATAAATATCGCTTCTATCAACAATAAAAAACTTGAGACAAACGTTACTAGCATCCAAAATGTTATACTTATAAACAATATTAAGCTTAATAGCATCATCACAAGACTCGATTTGAGTGGATAACTTTGGTGAGAATCTAAAAGTGACTTGAAGTTTGTCATTATTGTTGAAATGACCGAAGAGTTTGCCGTAAATATTTTGTTTAGTGTTGGTTTCGAAAATGACATTTTTAGATCCTGTATTTATTTTCACTATTTTTATTTAGTTTAAAGATTTAGCAGCAAAAGTTATAAGTGAACGTATACAGAAATACAATAGGTACTTCTGTATACGTGTCTCCACAGTTCTCGCTATAAACACATTTTTATTAATTGCCTGATTTTGCTGGTAAGATATATTCATATAATCCCATACCAGAATCTACATGAATTGCCATTGCTCCTTGATCTGAAATTTTAATACTCATAGATGAAGTATCACCGAGTTTTAAAATTGTTAGAACTGTTGAGAGTGGAAAACTCCAACCTGTGCTAAGTGTTCCTTCTACATTCGATGCAAATTTCAAACTTAATTTATCGGTTGATGCATCACCTATATGAAACATCAAGTCATTGCCTTCAGTTTTTACTGTAAATAGGGGATCATATGAACTGAGAATACCTGCAAATGTTTGCAAATCTTTAACTGCTTTGGATGATGGCATCACCTCAACATCCCATTTTGCACCTTTGAAGTTTGCTGTTTTGATTTGGGCATCAACTAATTCACTTATAATAACACGATAAGTTGAGTCAAATACCCCTTTCATTGAGAATCCTAGTTCAGATGGGACAACTTCTCCATTTCGTTCTGTGGTGCCCACTGTGATATCAGCACCAATACGATCCCCATTTTCATTTTGATTTTCATAAGATAGATAACCATTTAGAACTCCCAAACGACCCATACCAAATTTACCTGAAAATTCTGGTACACGTTCATGCATCTTGGCACGTAGCACAACGGTGCGGTCATCGTCCATTGCATCTAGTACTGTACTATTATCGTCTGTTGTCACTTTTACTGCTTGAATAATTCCAAGTGAATGTGTGTGTTTCACAATATCTTTTAAAATGTCACGCATTGCGTTCTCCTATATTATATGTTAATACTATCATAAATAAGTAAAGTTGTCAATATAAATCGACAACTTTTTGTTTTTCTAATCTTAGAAAGTCCAAGATAATCCTGCGGTTACGGAATCACTAGTATCATATGTTGATATATTGCGATTAAATCCTAATAGCAACTCTGCGTTTTCATTGATATTTTTAGTAATATCAAAATCAATACTAGTAGTATTGTATTCATCAAAATCCCGACGAACACTTACGGTAAATACATCATACTCAACATTGAGACCAATTGTTGGATAATTATATGTATCTTTCTCAGTTGCATAATCTAGAACCGCCAATGCACTACCAGTTTCAGTATAGCCTTGTGTTTCTCGTTGTCCAATTGTGTAACCAACGAATGGACGAAAATTGCCGGTTTCTTTTTCTAACATAAGACTAATATAATTATCGGTTGATGTAGTTTCACCAGCGGCTGAATAATCACCAACCACTCTAGAATATGAAATATCAGATGTGGTATGATTAAATGATGCGGTTAATTTTGTATCATTGTCATTTAATGTTTTACCAATATCAAATCTTACTGCGTCTGAACTAATACTGCCATTACTATCACTGCCGATCATAGTTGTATTGACTTCATTATATTCTATGCCTGTAACAATATTATCGGTACTTGAGATATCTTCAATTCCAATACTATTCACGATTGATTTTGCGCTATAGCCATTATTCATTTTGTGTTCTGATTTAGTAACTGTGATGCCCTGCTCAATATCCATATTTCTATGCATATCAATTCCTAACAATTGTTCTGTCTGATCAACTCTACCAATAACTGATTCAATATTACTAGATGTTTTGACAGTATCATTTCGCACGATTGTTGTGGTAGTTGTATCTCCATCAGTTACTACCTCTGAACCATTATCATATGTTTCTGTAGTACGAACAAATGTTTCTGTTATGATATCCATTGGTGTTGTTATCAGTGTGAAGGTTTCTTTAGAGATAGTTTGTAAGTTGTTATCAACTGTAGAATCATGTTTTACAACATTTGATGTTAATACTGGCAAAGTTGTACTTTGTGTTTCTGTTGTTGATGAAATAGTTTCATCAGAAGTACTTGTTACAACTGGCGCAGCCATAAGTAATACACGAAAAGTTCTAATAACAGGAGAAACTTGTATCACTTCCTCTTCCACCACCGCCTCTTCTGCTACTACACGCGCGGCTTCTGCCGCTGCTGCCTCTGCTGCTGCTACACGCGCGGCTTCTGCCGCTGCTGCCTCTGCTGCTGCTACACGCGCGGCTTCTGCCGCTGCTGCCTCTTCTGCTGCTACACGCGCGGCTTCTGCCGCTGCTGCCTCTTCTGCTGCTACACGCGCGGCTTCTGCCGCTGCTGCCTCTTCTGCTGCTACACGCGCGGCTTCTGCCGCTGCTGCCTCTTCTGCTGCTAC